TATCCCGTTCAAAGGTTACAACTTCGAGGACGGGATAGTGATAAGTGAGTCCGCGGCCAAGAAACTCACTAGTGAGCATATGAAGAGAAAGTCCTTGGATGTGACTAGCGAGCATATTCAAGACAAAAATAAATTTATAGCCTATGAGAGGGCAAATATAAATCAGGAACAGGCCGACAAGCTCAGTGACGACGGGATCATAAAAAAAGGAAGTCTTGTAATGCCTGGAGATACGCTAATAGCGGCTTTAAAGAAGAGGGAGGAAACAGACGAGGCTAGAATAAAAGCCAAGATGCACAAATCCCTGGTCAAGCCCTACGATAACGTATCTGTGAAATGGGAAAGTGATTATCCGGGAGTAGTTACCGGAATCGTAAAAAAAGGTGGAAAGACTGAGGTCCATGTTAGGACGGAAGAGCCTGCTGAAATCGGAGACAAACTTTGTGGGAGGTCTGGGAACAAGGGCATTATCACAAGAATAATTCCAGACCATGAGATGCCGAAGACTAAAGATGGGGAGCATGTCGAAATAGCTCTTAACCCGACTGGTGTAGCAGGAAGAATAAATCTGGGGCAGATTCTGGAAACGGCTGCCGGAAAAATTGCTCAGAAGACAGGAAAGCCTTACACGGTTCAGAATTTCGATGGGACAGAGGATATGACAGAGAGGGTTTCCAGAGAGCTAAAAGCTCATGGCATAGAGGATAAGGAGGAATTAGTTGACCCCAAAACCGGAAAAGTTATGGGAAAGGCCTTAGTAGGTCCGCATTATATTCACAAACTAAAACACCAGGTAGAGAAAAAATTAGTAGCTAGAGCAGGAGGCCCTGGATATCTGTATGACATGAACAAGATTCCGAAGAGTGGTTCAAGACCCGGACTCGGAGCTCAGGCTATGGATGCCTTAGGCATGTACGCGATGTTAGCGCACGGAGCAAACGCTAATGTTAGGGAGATGGCCACTTATAAAAGTGATGCAGAGAATAATGATAGGCTTTGGTCTTCGATTCAAGCTGGGGATGTTCTCCCTCCTCCAAGACCATCATTTGCGTACAACAAGTTCATTGATTTGCTGAAAGTAGCTGGGGTAAACACCGTAAAAGAAGGAAACTCCCTGAATCTGGTTCCCATAACTGACAAGCAGATACTTGAGATGAGTAATGGGGAAATCAAAGATGCTGGGAGAATTGTAACGGCTAAGGACATTAAAGAGGAAAAAGGCGGTCTCCTGGATAAGCAAATAACTGGAGGGGTGAGTGGAACGAAATGGTCGCACATAACACTTCCGGAAAAAATGCCCAATCCTATCTTCGAAAAAAGCATCGTCTCCCTAACTGGAATTAAGGCTAAGGAATATGAAGACATCGTATATGGCAGAAAAGCTATCAATACCAAAACCGGGAAAATAGTTCCTCCAGAAGATGGAATATCCGGCGGTCCAGCCATAGAGCATCTTCTAAGCAAAGTAGACGTCGGAAAAGAGTTGGAGGCTGCAGAAAAACAACTGAACGACCCCAACATGAGAGCGGACAAGCTAGACCCCATAAACAAGAAAGTAAAATATCTGAAATCGCTGAAACGGCTGGACATGAATCCGGTTGAGGCTTACATGACCAAGCATGTTCCAGTTCTTCCGCCGTCTATGAGACCTATCTCAGTTATGCAGGATGGAACCCTAATCCAAGATGATATGAATGGGGTTTATAAAGGTCTGGGCCTCGTAGTAAATAAATTCAAGGACGCTGACCCTAGCGTTCTCCCGCAGGAGGATATCAATAACAGACGAGGTTCCATATACGATGCTCTGAAGAGCGTGTCCGGGCTTGGCGGGTACATAAACAGAGAACATAAGGGAGTCCTAGATATCATAAGTGGTAAATCAGCATCCAAAGACAGTGACCTGAAAAGCGGAAGTCCTAGAGATTCGTATTTCCAAAGCAAGCTCATAAAAAGGAAACAGGACCTGTCTATGCGCTCCACAATCATTCCTGAGCCTGAATTAAGCCTGGACCAGGTAGGGATCCCCAGACAGGCGGCAATGGAAATCTACAAACCGTTTGTCATGAAAGAGATTAGAGGGATGACTGGTGTGTCCCCTCTTCAAGCCCAAAAACTGGTAGAGAAGGGAGATACTCTAGCAAACAGGGCGCTGGAAAGGGTTGTAGAGAATAGACCGCTTCTAATGAAAAGAGACCCAGTTCTTCACAAGTACGGGGTCCAGGCATTCAAGCCTATTCTCACTAGCGGAAAAGCGATAAAGATTCATCCGCTAGTGACATCAGGATTTAATGCAGATTTCGACGGGGATCAACAAATAAACACGGTATTCGCGTTAGTTCCTAGAGATATGTATAATCACGATTCTGGATTTTGGGGTGCACGGAAAGTAGGAATGAGCGCAAGATTTAAAGAGACTGTCGGATATCTAGAGTCCATGGATGGAGAATTCGCGGTCTGTAATTTGGAAGATTTCCCTAGAGAGAAGAAATTAAAATCCAAAGATCATATCGACTTCTGGACCGTACCCAATGGAATAAAGGTCGTGGCAATGGATGAGAGGACAAATCAACCTGTTTTGGCTGATGTCAGCGGATGGTCATTTCATAGGAAACGAAAGGTTCAGATTGTAGAGCTCGGCAGCGGCAGACAGATAATAACTGATGATGATGAGAGGGCTGTATATGGAATAGATGTATCTTCATTAAAATGGTGTAGGAAGAGACCTGATGAATCCAAGAATCAGTTTGTCCCGGTGCTGAGTAAGATCCCTGTTCCGGATGAGCTCATAACACGGATACCGCTTCCAGATTCTCCTCGTTTGAGAAAGGAAGCTCGTTTAGACGGGCAATTTGGATATTTTTTAGGAACAATGATTGGGAATGGATGGCCTGGAATCTCAAAAGGTGTTCCTAGAGACGTCTGCTTTTCTACAGAATATGATTCCGTATATGATGCCTGGTTTGAGTCTCTCCTTTCTGTATTCAAGAAACACCCGAATATCTATTACAGGAGTACAACCAGAGGTCAATTTAAAGGATCAGAGGGGTCTGAATCGCAAATTGTTTCCTGTGCCCCGCTAGCGGTTCTAATCAAGGAGTTGATAGGAAGTGGGGCAGAGAACAAACACCTTCCCCCATTCTATATCTCCGCTCCGAACATATTTATTAAGGGATTGTTAGCTGGTTTGTGGGATACCGATGGTTCTGTTTCCTGGTCCGAAGGAAAGAGAACTCCACAATTCATGTGTTCATATACATCAAAATCCATTCGACTGGTGCAGGAGATACAACAACTTCTAAGAATGCTAGAAATATCATCAACAATTACCTCTACAGTAACGCCTGCTGGGGAGCCGTTTTGGGTACTAAATGTTTCGATTGTTGATTTCCATAGGTTTGGTGGATTCTCTCTTAAGAATAGAAGGAAGAAAGAGATACAGGATGAATTTCTGAGGGAGAAGCAGCCAGATTCTTCTATGTCATATAGTCGTTACAGATTGGTTCCTGTCCCATCTGCTTTAGCAAATGAATTGAGGACTGTTCTTGGTTCGAGTTGCAGGACCTTATACGTTACTTTGTCGAAAGCTATAGAACGTCAGTATGTGTCAAAAGAGACTGCCGTGAGAATAATTAAGATAGTAGGGGAGAGATGCAGACATCCTTTATACTCTGAATGGAAATCCATCGTTCTTATGAATAACGTCCATTTTGAGAGAGTTAAGGGAGTCAAGAAAACGGAAATAAGAGAGGACGGATACGACCTTACTGTTCCTGGATACGAGACTTTCATGTCTCTAGACGGAGTAATTCTATCAAATACAATGTCTGCCTTCGTTCCTATCTCTTCCGAGGCCGTATCAGAGGCCGCAAAAATGTTCCCGTCTAGGAACTTGTTTAATCCGGCAACAGGGTCCCTGATGTATAAACCCACACTAGAAAGTCAATTAGGACTGTACATGATGTCCAAAGACGGGGACATCAAAGACAAGTCTTTCAAGACCTTCCAGGAGGCCGCCGATGCAGCTAAAAAAGGACAGATAGCTTTCACTGATGTAGTGAAGATAGGAAAGGATAAGACTACAGTCGGTAAGATGATGATAGCCAACTCTCTTCCTGAGGAGATGCGCCGGGAGATAATTACAGGCGGGGAAATGACGGGTAAGAGACAGGCAGAAATTCTTACTAGAGTAGCTAAAGAGCGTAAGGCAGATTTCGGGCAGGTAGCGGATAAGTTCAAGGATATGGGAAATACGTATTCCTCAGAAACGGCGTTCTCTCTGGGAATAGAGGACCTAAAAACTGATAAATCCAGACGTAATAGGATACTAGAAGAAGCTGATAGACGGGTTAAACAGGCTCTAAAATCAAAAGACCCAAACAAAGCCTTGAAAGATGTGGTCAGTGTCTACGATAAAGCATCTGAGAAGATGATTGAGACCATAGAAAAGGAACACGGGAAAAAGCCGACAAACCTATTCAATATGATGAAATCTGGAATCAAGCCTCAGATGGAAGCCTATCGACAAATCACCATGGCCCCGATGTTGGTCATGAATGCCAAGGGCGAAGTGATTCCTAATCCAATCAGAAAATCATGGTCTGAGGGATTAGACACAGGAGACTACTGGACTCAGATGTCCGGAGCTCGAAAAGGTGTCATCCAGAAGGTCCAGTCTGTTAAAGACCCAGGATATTTCACCAAACAAGTAGTAAATACTGTCATGAACAACAGCATCTTGGCCGAAGATTGCGGAACAAAGAGAGGGATAAGTCTGGATGTGAGTGAGAAAGATATCCTGGACAGATATCTTTCTGAGGATATCAAAGTCGGAAACAAGGTCCTGAAGAAAGACACTCTGATAACTCCAGGAGTCAGAGACACTTTGAGGAATAATAAAGTCAATAAGGTATTAGTGAGGTCACCCTTAAGATGCGAGCACGGAAGGGGTCTATGCAGTAGATGTTATGGACTGGATGAGAATGGAGAAAATGTTACCACAGGGAAGAATGTTGGAATTGTTAGTGCTCAATCTATAGGAGAGAGAGCGACCCAACTATCTATGAAGACATTCCATTCAGGTGGTGTAGCCCCTGTAGGGGAGAAGTCTAAACAACAGGCGGCGTTGACTGATGGGTTTAATAGGGTCCAGCAGTTGGTCCAGATGAACAAAACTGTTCCCGGTTCAGCTACACTAAGCACTGTGAACGGTGTCGTGGACAGTGTCAGCAAAGACAAAGCCGGAGGATATAGCGTGGTTATTAGCGGAGTCAGGCATTACATACCTCAGGATAGGGGAGAACCGATGGTTTTCTCTGGAAATAAGGCCGTTCCCATTACCAAGGGATCAAAGATTCAAAAGGGAGCGCCGCTATCTGGGGGTCCGATAAATCCGCATGAGATGTTGCCATTGACTGGAATAAACAAGGTCCAGAGTTATGTATCTGGGGCTTTGCATGATCTATATAAGAGTGAGGGGATTAGGCGGAGAAATATCGAAACTGCAGTCAAGAGCATGACTAATCTCACCAAGATAAGAAATCCAGGAGATAACCCCGAATTCATAAGAGGGGATTTTGCGCCTACCTCATACGTGCAGGCTCTGAATAAGCAGCTAGTCAAGGACAAGCGAAAGCCTATAGAGCACACTCCCGTTATCAAGGGAGTAAAAACCATGCCCCTGGACATTCAAACGGACTGGATGGCAAGATTAAACCATGAACGTCTGACTGATACCGTAATCGATGCAGCAAACCAGGGATGGAAGTCCGATATACACGGAACCCATCCGATTCCGGCTCTGGTCTATGGAGCAGAGTTTGGCAAAGGAAAACCATACTAATGGAAGACGAACTTTACATCGCAAAAATGGCTTCAGCTTTTTTGGATGAGATGACGGAGATAGAAAAAGTGGCCTTATTGGGAGGGGCGCTGAACTTTTTCAAAGGGGGTTTAAGAGGACTATCCAAAGCCGTCTCGGCTCCAGCTGGAACCTCATTCGCAAGACGTATGGGAGTGGGAAAAACTGGATTGTGGAATCAGCTCAGTCACGCGTACAAGAGCGGAGCTCAGAAGGGGGGATTTAGGGAGGGTGCTCGTAGAGTGATGGCTCAGAAACCTGTCCAAATTGCGGGAACCGTGGCCGCTCCCGTAGCCGCGGGTTATGCTCTCGGTTAACAATGCCTCCAGCAATAAGAGACACAAAAAACTCTCCAACCAGGTCTAGCCAAAGAGCGGCGTGGATATCAAAGGCTATCGTCACGAACGTCGACCTAAAAAACTATACCGTGGATGTCATTACTGAGTACGAGGGAAAGACATTCGACAGTATCCAAGTCGGGAGCCCGTATTTCCACACCAACAATGGAGAAGGTATCACCGCAATGCCCGAAGTCGGGGCTTTATGTGAAATATGCCAGCCCTCGGACGAGGATACTCCATTTATTTTGTCCTTTATCGGGTCCTTCGAAATGGAATTCGCCAAGCAAGATAATTTAGAGGACCTGGCCGGAGAAGCGGAAGTCGAGACCGAGGAATTAGAGAGTACCCTTAGCACCCCCACATCAACTACATCCACAGGTTCGTCTGACAAAAACGTTTCAAGTGCGTCGGCGCGAGGGGGACGCCCATTTCTTAATCCAGGGGATATTCTTCTAAGGACTAGAGACGAGAACTTCATAATTCTCAGAAGAGGTGGAGTAATCCAGATTGGCTCAACTCCGATGTGTCAATCCATTTACATCCCTCTCAAGAACTACATCAGGCATTTCTGCGAGAACATAGAAACTAGTACTCCCGGAGGGGTTCTGACATGGAACGTTCAAAGGAAAGAGAAGGACCCTGCCGGGGAAGCACCTATCTTGTATAGATTATCTCTCAGGGATAAAGCTCAGAACGACAAGGCTGATATTCAACTAAAGATGGGTCATGTTTCCGATTCAATAAGGTATGAGTTATCGGTAGCTCCGTCAGGTATATCCACATCTACTGGGAGTATCAACAATTCCAAATTCAAGATGGTCGTAGATAACGTCGGGAATCAGACATTTAACATGTCAGGTTCTTTAGATTACACCATCTCCGGTTCTCGGAAATTTTCTGTATCAGGTTCTGATGAGGTCTCGATAGGCTCTTCCAGGATTGTGAAGGCATCCACTGAATCTACTGAAATCACAGGAGCTCATAGCCTAAAAGCTGCCTCCAGTTCTGAGGAGATAACCGGCCTAAAAGCAATAAAAGCCACTCAAGTTTACTTGGGAAAGGCTTCGAACTTTTCTGCTGTATTGGGGGAGTTACTGGTTATTTGGCTAACCAAGCACGTTCATCCGATGTGGAACGTTCCAGATGTTCAGGTGGCGGAGTTGCCCAATATCCTTTCCAAGAATATAAAGGTTAGTCCATGAAGATATCAGAATCTGGATTAGAAAATCTTCTAGTAAAATACATAACTACCCTTAAGGCAGTCGCAAAGGATACGATAACAGGAGTGGATGTCTCAAAGGAGACACAACCGGACGGTTCCACGAAGATTAAACAAGTGCCTAGAAAAGGAGATGTCTACATCCCAAAAAATTTTGCTAGTGCCTTATCTAAAGGAATGGCCAAGGCGATATTCGAGCATATCGTGGGATACATAAACAATCCCGTTGTGTCTAAACTCAACGAATTGATAGGACAATACAATCAGCTGCGAAGTGACTGCATTTCAGGAGGAATCATCACAACAGCCACGGCAGTCGATGAAATAACAATAAACTAGCAGCTATCAGGAGAACAAAATGAATCTTTTTCTGGATGATGTCACTCCTCGGATTATGGAAAAGATCAGTGCAGCTTTCGCCAGGCTGTCTGAGAATCCTGACGATTGGCAATCTGAAATTACAGATGAACTATACAGGCAAGTTCCGTTTATCGGAGATTTCGACACGAAGATAATCATGATGGAACTTGACCCAGAGAGAAGATATGCACTAGCGGCCATAAAGCTTAGCAGTAGGCTGAATAAAATCCCGAAACAGGAGAACGGACACAATCCGTATAGCAATGAAATAAGTCCAGATCTATCTGGACAAAAGACGGCAATAATACCGGTCATCGTACAAGAGGGAAAGATGAGCCCGTTGGATGTATTTATATCCAACGGAATGTTTCAACCGCTGACGGACAAAAGGCTGAAGAAGGAAATGTTTAGGCCTCAGATGTTCGAGGCGATTGGAGAGTCACCAGGAACTAAGGACATGACCGAGATGTTGTATCCGCCATATCGAATGGGATTGGGGGGGACGAACTCGTATATGGGGCATATGCAAAAATCCAGCTCTCCAAATAGGATAATTGACGTTATTCGACATACCCTCAATCAGAATGAGGTGGAGAAGGTATGCAGTGCTATAACCGAGGATGAAGAAACTTTGTCCCTGTTTATCAGAAATCCAGAGGCCAGTCATTTCATGGACAAGCTGGTGGAGGACGTGAAGACAGTTTCTTCTAGTGAGATGATGAAGACGGCCTCGGGGATGATCAAACCCAAAGTCATCCAAATATCAAAAATAGACGGCGGATTCCGTGTTAAGACAGCCAACCCCGAGGCTTTACTTCCAGAGGAAAATGATATCCCAAGACCGTTGGCTGAAGAAATGGCTGGAGCAGATGTGGTGAGGAAGGTGGAAAATGGGGAGACTGTGACTATCAGTACGAACAAGGCCTCCAGAGAATCTCTGGCTGATATTACGGTCAGTGTCGTGGAAGAGTTTGGAGAATATAAGGTCAAGACAAAGGACGGTCGGGAACTAGTCGGATGGGTGTTTCCTCATGTTGTAGACCTAGACGGGACCTCACTAGATATTTCTGTTTTCACGAACGGTTCCGAATCTGCTGTCCAGGAGTCAATAGCTGGGAGTCTTGTAGGAAAGGGGACGAATTTAATAGACGAGAATCCGAGCGGATTTGGTATTTTCTATTTAGCCAGACAGGGAGGAGCTACTGCCATAGTTCCGGTGAATATTGTGGCAGAAGCTCAATCAACAGAGCTGGTTGATGAATACATCTGCGAAACCATGCTTGGGGAAAGAGTGATTATCAAGAAGCTACCGGGTTTGGTTAAGGCCGCGCAGATAGAAGATGGTATGTACGCTATCCCAGATGATTGTGGGTGGATTCCCCTCCAAAGAATGACTGAGCTCTCAGAGAATCCGGACGAGTTTATGAAAACTTCAGCCGTGCGACTCGATTTTGATGCGGTCAAGGTCATGCATGACCACGGCTCTTATTCCATGAAGGGTCGGCACATTGAAAAATTAGCATCTGTGTGCCAGACGAGCGGTATTTCAGAAGACCAGGCAATATTCAATCTGGCTATTTTGGGTATCCCTTCTGATATATCCAGAGAGAAATTGGCGGAATCGAGGAAATATTCTCATTGGGTGAATATACAGGGAGCGAAACCAGTAAAGTTGTTGAGTGAGAGAATCAAAGAAGCGAGGATGAAATCCATTGAGTTCGTGAAGAAGGTTCCGAGAATGCCGATGTTCTTGAAAGAGGCGGCATTGATTGACGACCCATCGACTGTTGATAATGTCCTCTCTCTGGGATTTCTCAATTCAGAGAATGTATCAACATTTGTGGAATACATCCCTGATTTGGAAAGAACTGTCTCGAGAATGTGCAATCTCTTGATAGCTTCCAGATTAGGCCTGAAAAATATCATTGACGTGACTGCCCTGGAACGGCTAATTAAACATATGGATGTGGTAATTAATGGACTAAAAGAATTGTCTCAGTACACAAATGATTAGAAGCCCCTCAGAATTTTTCCTCAGATATCTGATCTCTAGAAACGAACTAGTTACAACAGAAGAAGAGCTCAAAGAGCAAATCGATGAAATATCCAGAATAATGAACTCTATGAACCTGGAATCGATTGGTTTGGGGTACATTCAAAATCTCATAGCTGATATGACTCAAACCAGACCCGGAGATTACTTTCCAGATAATCCGCATCACAAGAAAAGCAAGGAATACCTGAAATACCACAGGATATTTGATATGTGGTATCCGACAAAGGAGGTCAGAGAATCGAATCTGATACTCTCAGATTTGTTCTTGAGAGAGAAAATAGAACCTCTGATGTTGTCCACCATAACTCCCTCATCAATCATAAGGAAAGTAAGGAAGTACACCTCAATATCTCTGACCGTTGGTGGGATAGGAGCGTACGGACACTACTATTGGAACCGGAACTTGATGTCGAAGGGGGAATGGCTTGATTTTCTGAGATACAGAACCGGGAAAAATCCGTATATCCAGAGCCTAGTCATATCTCCTGATGTAGCTCCACAACATCTTCCATGGATTGTAGGAGTATCAGGACCCAAGAAAGTATTTAATACGGCGGAGGCAGCCTCAAGAATAGGGCAAATAGCTTTCAAGCATGCCTTAGAATTAGAGAATCAACCGGCTAGTTTTAAGACGACATCTGCTCTAAGAAATTGCATGTCTACGTTGAAAGATGCCGACGAAATAATGAGACGTAGTGACGCCATGCTGCAGGACGTACTGAATCAATTCCAGAAATTTAGAATGAGGTTGGATGATGCCGAAGTCATAGACGTTAATAGATTGACTGACGGGAAACATAGTCAATCTTCTGGAAGCGAGAGCGATGATGATGAGTCGTTTTAGAGGGTCCTATGAGAGAAAATGAAGAGAAAGCTTTACTGAGTTTGGTGGAAGCTGATGAGTACACCGATGTTGATTCCTTGGAGAATGCGAGAGCTGTTGGGGAGTTAATCTGCGATGGTGACTTCGCTCATATCAGAATGTTTCGTGAAGATGATCTTATATATCATGTCTTCAGAGGACCAAAAGTACATGAAAGGTACTGGGGAACAGGGGAGTTCGGTCTAGATGTTTTGTCATCCATAGAATCGATTTGGCCGTCTGATTTCCCTAATGTTGATTTCGACATCAATGCAGTTAGGTTAGAAGTGTATGCGGATGAAATCGACAAACGAAGTAAATACCCGGACCATTATTACGGGGCCTATTTGGTAGCTGTCAGAAACATTCATCTGAAACCGGTTTTAAGTACGAGAAAAATTCGACAATTCGGTGAAATCCTAGAACTTAACGTAGAAAAAAGAATGGAAATTTGGTTGAGGAATCTTGTTAGTCAATATTAGAGAAGCAGAAGCTCTCGCTTCTAGATCAGTAGTACCCCTAAGTTACGCAACGCAGGTTGTGGGAGGGGAAAAATACACCGAACCGTTCCATGATTATAACGGCGAAGGTAGTCCTGAATATTATGGGTTTGATAACGAACCGAGGGAACCTACAGACGAGGAATTTGATGAGTTTCAGGACGGAAATTACCTCTATAACGTAAGTCCTCACGAGTTTGTAGAAACAGCTATAAACATTGGAGACGAGGGGAAGACTGTAAAGTTCTCCTTCGAAGAACGTCCCTATCTAATAAGAATCTATAACACCGGTTCCAGAAAATCTCTTCTCAAGTGTGGGCGACAGACAGAAAAGTGTGGAAGATTTCAACTACTTAGCATACTTAAAGCTTCTGGACAGCTGGTATCTGTGAAGGACCTGAAGGTTGGTGATGAAGTCATATCGCTGAGGACGTCAGGGGATAATAGATTCGGTCCTGAGCTTGGGACCGGGCCGGAACCAGTTCAGACAGATTGGAGATTAACGAGGGATGTAGTCACAAGAATCAAGAACGTAGGCAAAAGGAGGTCCCTAAGAATAAGAACTAGAATGGGGTCAGAGCTGGAGGTCGGGGAAGACCATCCTATTTTATCGCATTGGGGATGGACGTGTGCTGGAGAAATAGAGGTAGGAGATAGAGTATCTGCAGTTCGGGGCATAGACGGGTGCGCGAAATTTGGAAATGGTTCGGGGTTACGAAATGGAGAGGTACCCTTATACGGATATTACTTAGCTGACGGAACATCCAGAAGTGGGATGTTCCAGATAACAAAAACATATGCACGTATAAGAAAAAAAATAGAGCATCTTCTAGATTCATCCGGGAACCGATATTCAACTAACGAGAGTAGAGTAAACATAAGCAGAAGCTCTAATTTGTCGAGATTGATTAAGTCGGATGGATTGTGGGGGAAATACTCCTCAGAAAAATTCATACCTGATTGGATATTCGAGAAATGCACCAGAAATGAGACCATAGAATTCATAAAATCTCTGTGGGTTGATTGTGATAGTTCCGCAATTTATACAACTCAGGAAAAAGGGTCTGATCAATGGGACATCGTCTATGGCAGTACAAGTAAGAGATTGGCTAAACAAGTCAGAGCTCTCCTTTGGAAATTTGGCATACCCAGTAGATTCAGAAGCGGAAATCATGGTTTCTATGAAAACGACGAAAACAAGGATAACTATCTTGTTAGAGTAGAAACCGAAGAAGGCGTAAAGAAATTCTTAAGCCTGTTCACTGATTTTGAATTTGTAGACGACAAAAAGAGTAACAGCAACAGAGACACGTTTCCCCTGTCTATAGTTCAGCCGCTAATAGACGGGATGTGCCGAAAATGTGGAATAGGAGATAAGAGAGGAAGAGGAGAGTATGACAGTTTAAGAAAAAACGGGTTTAGGAGGAAACTGAGACACCCCCCAAATAGACAGACAATTAAGAGGTACCTGGATTTCTTCGAGAGTAGAATAGATACAGACGATTACCTGTACACATCCCTGAGAAATCTATATTTCTCGGATATCATATGGGATGAGATAGTAGAAATTGAGGACCTCGGCGAGAACGATGTCTATCACGTCGAAACAGAAAGATTTCACAATTACTGTATAGACGGCATCATTACCCACAATTCTACATCTCTAGGAAATAAGATAATATCGTACTCGTGCCTGAATAATCACTTTCGCTCACTGTACGTATCATCTTCGGCAGAGCAAGCTAAAGTTTTTTCGAATGACAGAATATCTGAACCTATAGCTCTGTCCCCCACAGTAAAAGCTTACACGAACTCGGTACTGACGAATGCAGTATTCCACAAGAAATTCATAAACTATTCACAAATCAGGATAAGATATGCTTATCTGAATGCCGATAGAGTAAGAGGTATACCCGCAGACCTCATATCCATTGATGAGATACAGGATATCATCGTCGATAATATCCCAGTTATAGAAGAGTGCGCTTCTCACTCTCCATTCAAAATTTTTATCTATTCAGGGACTCCTAAATCTCTGGATAACACAATCGAGTATTATTGGTCCAACTTCTCTACTCAGAATGAATGGGTCGTTCCGTGTGAGCATCACGGTACACCGAAGGATAAGAGTTCCTGGTATTGGAACATCCTGGGGGAGAGGAATATAGGGTTGAAGGGGGTCATCTGCGAAAAATGTGGGAACCTCATAGACCCCGCGCACCCGAGTGCACAATGGGCTTCATTAAATCCAGTTACGGAGGCCAATAAAGAGAGAGTCACGTTTGATGGATATAGAATCTCTCAGCTCATGGTTCCGTGGATACTAAAAAAAGAGACAGCGTGGCTGGAACTAAGATCAAAATATGAGCGATATTCTAGACAGAAGTTCATAAATGAAGTTCTTGGGATGAGCTATGACTCAGGTATCAGACCTATAAATAGGACCCAGGTAGAGGCCTGCTGCCAACCAGTATATTATCTTGCAGACTACGAACACCTTCGAACCATAGTTCAAGGAAAGCCTGTGTTCGCTGGAATTGATTGGGGGTGTCATGACGAGGAAACTAGGATTCTGACTGATATCGGATGGAAATTTTTTAAGGAACTTACTGATGAAGACAAAGTCGCTCAATGGGATCCAGATACTAGGGAGATGTCTTTCGTTAAGCCGGTAGTAAGAACAGTTCGTAAGTGGAGAGATCCTCTTTATCATTTCGAAACCAAGGGCGGGATGGATTTGATGGTAACCGGCACGCATCGTATGCGGGTTAGAGGAGTAAAAAGCGGAAATTGGGTTACGGAATCCGCAGATAAAACTGCTGAAAGAGGAGGAAACGTAAAATTTGTCGGGTACGTGTGCTGGAAAGGTGAAGAAAGAAAGTCATTCGAACTTCCAGGATTACCAAAAAGTTCGGGGTATGGAGGATGTGAATCTAAGACTTTTGATATGGATGACTGGCTAGAGTTTCTCGGATATTACTTATCTGAGGGAGGAGTCTGCCTAAGGACTAGCAAGTCTGATAAATCCAAAAGAGTCCCATATGCTGTAAAGATGTCGCAAAGAGAGTCCTCATCTCCAGAAAATGTAGACAAGATAAGATTGTGTATGATTAGATCAGACATACCGTTCTCAGAATTTCTTAATCGAGATACAAGCGATATAAATTGGTCGATAAAGGGAAAGCAGTACTGGAAGTGGTTTTTTGAGAATGTCGGGGAAAGCACTGAATTGAAAAGGATCCCAAGAGAGTTCTTGAGATTATCAAAAAGACAGCTCCGTATACTATTCAAATCTATGATGTTGGGGGATGGGAGCGAGGATAAGAGAGACAAAAATTTCAATGGATATTACTCCTCAACCTCGAAAGGGTTGTGCGAGGATTTCCAAGAGATATGCATAAAATTAGGGCTGAGATGTTCGGTATCTCTCCATAAACACGCATCAGGAAACAGAAAAGCGATATGGAGAGCGATGTGGTCGAGAGGAAGGGATTTCCACTTCAATACACCAGCCAAAAAAATTAAAAGAGTTCCTTATAGCGGCAAAGTCTACTGCTGCAAAGTTCCTTCTGGATACATAGTAACAGAAAGAAATGGAAAGGTAGCGTATCAAGGGAATACTGGCGAGAATTCGTATACGGTAATTTCTCTTGGGTGTTATATGGGGGACGGAAACTTCACTATCTTCTGGATTCACAGATTCACTGGAGAAGACCTAGACCCAGAGATACAAATTCGAAGAGTCTCGGAGATCATAACCCATTTCAATGTAAGTATCGTTGGTTGTGACTATGGTGGAGGATTCGACAAGAATGCTAGACTAATTCGAGAATTCGGCCCTAATAGGGTATTCAAGTTCCAGTACAATCCTGACCAGAAAAAGGGGAAGGTGTACTGGGATGAAGGCCTTATGAGATTCGCTGTTCATAGAACAGAAGTCATGACCGATATCTTCCAGGCTATGATAAGAAAAGATATCAGAGTTCCTAACTGGAATGATTTTGCCGACCCCTACGGAAAGGACATTCTCAATATCTTCAGTGAAGAGGTTGAGGTAAGGGGGAAAAAGATGACCGTCTACAGGCATTCTCCAGGGAATACAGATGACTCATTTCATTCAATCCTGTATTGTATGCTTGCAAGCATGATTAAATATCCGCGACCGGATATAATCGTTCCGAGGAAAGAGACAGCATAGCTAAAAAGAGGGGCCAGCAATCATGATACCCGGCCGATGCTGACCCCTCTTTTTTCTTATCTACGCCACTTTGTGATGAGGCTCGAAGGCCTGCAATTAATGCCGCTTACGGCCCCAAAGGCCTCCATTAGTAGTGCAGCGATTGTCGCTGCACCAACGATCTGTGCACTTAGGGTCGCCTTCCCTTTCCATCCTCCCCTCCATTGACTTTTCACAATGCCTCCAAAACTTCGAGACGACATAACAGTGGCAATGCTCTCTCTGACCTCCTCCCAATCCTTTCCGTACGCGTCTTTCCCTACTCGATCCACCCCCTCCTTATCCTCCGCGAAGAGATTCATCAGTTCGTCGACGGACAAAGATACATTCATTGCTTGATTTTCAGACATTTTTTCTCCTTGTTGTTTTTCGGTTACATAATTCTTATACTGATAAATCAGTGTTTTTTCAGCAAAATAGCGCTATCTCCGTAGCTATGAATTTATCCAATGGGTTATCGCTAGAATCTAGGCCGCTGTATTTGAAATCTTTGAACGCGTTAGGATTAACTTCCGTGACGAAGATGAGAGCGGCCCGACTAATACTCTTTCTGGCCTTCTCCAGAAATCTGTACAGATTTTGCAATTTGGGGCTGTGTAAGAAATCTTCCCTGACTCTCATTTTCCCCATAAGTCCTACACATATTTTGTGAAAAGGTTTCCAAGGAAATTCATCCTTATCGTGTTCGTAAAGTCTTGCAAATTCCAATTCCGAGAACTGCATGCAGGTCCACGCCCAGTTTTTGATTTGAGCAAAATCCAAATCAAACAATCCCATTTCTACATATTTTCTAGCCTCGTCCCTTATACCGACCAAGGTCTTGATATTGGCGTCCCTCAGTGTCGACAAATCAAGCCCGTTTACATACATCAAATAGGACATCCTCTCTTCCAGTTTCCTTATTCTTATGTCTGACATCTGCACATACTCTACGAGCTCTTTCGGTCCCAAATTCATGGAACTGATTTTTTTGACGGACTCCAGGTCCTCCTTTTTTATCCACACGCCCTTTCCACATCCCCTGAACTTCCTGGCTGGGAGTATTCCGCATTTGACATACCTTCTTACCGTTCTTGTAGATTTTCCTAAAAATTTTGAGGACTCTACCATGTCCATATAGAAATACTTTGTCTCTTTAGGTCGTCTTTTCATATTTTGCCTCCTCGTGTTAATCTTGTTTTGAGATGGTCCATTGACCTAAGTTCCGATGAATACAATTTAACAGAGGTTAACATGCCTGCTCCAAGCGATATCCCAGAAAGCCTTCTAGAACAGAGAGGAGTCGAAGTAGACCCCGGTGAACTTCAGATTCTAGGAAAAAAGGCGGCAAATCTTTACAAAGAAGGTCTCTCCAAATTAAGTGAGGCCGTCGTGCAGGCTATAGGCACCAAGGCCATGGGGCCTGAGCACGTAAAGCGAGTTTGTGAGTTTGCTAATCAAGAAGCTTTCCAGAATGAATGGGACAAAGGCGGGTCTGTCCGGAACATCGAGTTTGATGGAGGCCCTGCTAGCCCCTCTGATGTGCTGAGAAATCTAAACGACGGTTCCAAGCCTAAAGAACATGTAATCAGTGATTATGATGAGGAGCCTGTTAAGACGTCCTCAGTAGCATCACACAAAATAGATAGGATGCTGTTCGGCAAATTCGCGCATCCAATGATGAGGACTCCAGCTGTATCCAATCCGCTTCCGGAAGTAAGGTCCAAAATAGCCAGTGCGAAATCAAATCTTCTGCATGATGTATCTGCATTGGAGACGGAGAAGATGATGGCTGCCGAAAAGCTGGCCAGTGTATCGACGAACGCGATTTTGGATGGGGAAACGCCGTCTAGGATAAAGGCATCTTGGGAAAGAGTCGGTGTTGATAAGTTTGCGTACAAGGAAGCGTCCAAGATCTTAGACGATAAAATGGCCAGCCGCGGCATACAGGTCAGGGAATCAGAAAAGACGTCATCCAGAGTTCCCAACCCAGCCAATCCCGTGGTTTCTTCGTACATCCATTTCGCGAAAGTAGCTCATCTCTTGAGAGTCAAGCGCGAGGCAATGAAGATAATGGATAACTACGAGAAGTCGGTAATGGATTCCATGAGGAAGTGAAATGAATAAATACAGGTTAGCGTATTCGGTCTTAATTAAAGAGGCGCAGGGACTTCCTACTGAACTCGCAAAGGGGATAATGGGGCTCGGCAAAGGAGCGACAAAGGCATTTTTCAGGTCCGGCAAAGGTTTATCAAGGGCAATGACCGAAGCAGGGGTCACAAGTCCATTGGCTCATGCCGCAGCTAAATCAATGCCATATGCAGTCGCGGCATATGGAGGAAAGAAGGCGTACGAAAGTGAACCAGCCCAACGTCTCAGATACAGAATTGCTGAGTACAAACAAAGAAAAGCATTAGAAGATGCTCAGCGGGGAGGCTACTATGGATAATCTGAAAAAAGACCTTTCTTCCCTTGATATGGAGAGAATGAAGATTGCCGTAAACAAACATGCCGGATTTTGGCAATCCATAAAAAACGCCTTCCAAAGTCCTATGGGAAAGAGAGTCACTGGAGCATTAGGAGAGGCGGCTGCAACAGCAGCGGTCGCTGCCAGTGTAGTTGGTGCAAAGAAGGGGTATGAGGCCCTTAGAGAAAAAATAGAAAAACCCAGATTGTACAAGAACATGTTGGAGCTAAATCCGCAGTTGAAAAACGTGGACCAAAACAGAGTGACTAACATGTTTAATACTGTCTACAACCTAAACAGGGACATGGCCAAGGATCCTATTGTGGCTGGTTCGTTTGTTGACCGTGGTGTAAGTCAGGCAGAAGGACTTTCTAGTCTGTACATAGACCCGGCTACTACAAAACTTCTGATGAGTAGTAAAGAACGGAAAGAAGAGCCAGTCTCAACATCATTCATGAGAGCATTCGAATCTTATGGACCAGAGCATTCGGGAAATAAGTTAGAGGATCAAAAAACTCTAAAAAGATATGAGAATATGTTGAGGGAAGAGGGAGCTCAAAGACAATTTGAACGGCAGAAAGATTTAGAAGGTTATAAGGCCTCCCTTCGTTAAGAAAATGCACACTAAACTCTGCAATTATAGACCATTCGATGATCACGGCCAGCAGGTCCTAACAATCCTTCACCATCCGGACCAACTCCATCATTCGTATATGGATAAGCTGGCCGCTCCCTACCTTCCACAGGTAAGGGAATTCATCGATAGGTTAAAACCTGACCCAAAGTCCATCTACGCTCTAATTAATGCACTGGGAGCGTTTGAATATTATTCCAGCAACATCAACGGCGACGCATTCGAAGAAGAGATGTTGATGCACTCAGGCCCGATATACGGGTACGAGACATTCGTTCATTATGCGAAGCCGTTCATGCACCATTGTTTTAGGGCAGGGACAGAAGTAGTGATGGGTGATCGGATAAGGAAGCCTATCGCTCTAATCAAATCCGGAGAATTAGTAGAAACGAGATTAGGCCCTCGCCCGGTTAAACGTTCTATAAGCCGCCATTACAGCGGACCAGGTGTTCGACTATCTTTATCGGGAGTGGAAGAAGATATAGAGGGAAGCTGGGACCATCCTGTTTTTGTTTTTCAGCGGGATCAAATACATTGCTCACATAAGTACTCCAGACTCAGACCAGAGCAACGTCATTTCGAAGAGTACCCATCATGTCTTGACAAGATTTCCCTGTCTCTAAAAGAAATCCCATTAGGAGAAGTACTTCCCGGAGACTATATGGTGTTTCCTCGTCCGCAGTTGGGAGGCGAGCAGATTCCGGACGAATTCGCAGAATTAGTCGGTTGGGTAGCATCTGAAGGATACTGTGCGGGACAGCGAGGCATGATTCAGTTCACGTTCTGCGAATTTAATCACGAGGATATAAAATCTGTCAGTGATTGTCTGAAGAACAATGGGCTGAATGTTACCAAGACTGACATACCAGATAAAGAGCAGGTAGTTTTATCGTCCTGGTCGGTTGAATTGTGGGACAGACTTCAAGAGTATGTCGTGGGCGTGAAATCTGAGAAGCATCTAACTGGAAGAGTTCTGTCGTGGAATGAGCGCGCCATAAAACTTTTATTGGGAGTTTATATTGACGGTGACGGGCATGTCCCTAAAAAAGGAAGAAACGAAGGGCAATTAAGGATTCGATCCTCTTCCCAGCAAATGTTAAAGGTCTTATCCGACATAATACGGGCGCTGGGAATTCCCACTACTATTCAATGGGACCAAAAACCTGGATATAGAACATTTCCGAACGGGAAAACTTATTGGTGTAGCGGCAGTGGAACAGTTACGGTGACTCCACAATTCTCCCAGGAGATAACACTATATTCTAGGAAATATTATATCAAAGACATGAAAGTTTTTAGGCCGCGTCCAGTTATAGGTAACTTTTTCCTGGTACGTGTTACTGGGAAAGAAGATACCTTTCTGGACGAGGACTTATACAATCTTGAGGTTGATGACGTTCCAGAATATGTGGCCGGGGAAGTACTAGTCCATAACTGTAATAAGGGACCGGATGCCAGGGTGTTCGGCTCTGTGGAATTAAGTTGCTGGAATCCGAACATGCATCGGGTAGAGGTCGTAGCAAGACTCGACAGACAAATGGCTGAACTAGCCAACGCCCAGAGGGTAATTGATAAGATAGACCATGGAGAGCTCCCAGAAACTAGCATGGGGGCGAAGGTCCTATTCGATCTCTGTTCTATCACCACCGACTGGGACGAGTATAAGAAGGCCTTAGCGACGTACAACCCAAATGTTCATAGACATCCTGGTTTTGCTGTCCTTCATTACCACAAAACAAAACGTCCTATACAAGGACTAGCCATAGACAAGGATGAATGGACAGACATCTTTAAGACCAGAAGGAATGATATTCTTCCTGATGGCAGGAAAGTGTTTGTCTATAATCCATATCCACGATTCTTTGACATCAGTTTCGTCTTTATAGGCGCAGAAAAAACTTCGAAGGTAATGGCGAAACTAGCTTCTAGAGGATTCATATCCGTTCCAAGAAATCTTCCGCCAGTCTCCGAGTACACAGATAAATCCTATGGATTCGAGAAATCAGCATCTGTAGAAGGGGCCAGAAATTTACTCAAAGAGTTCAAGAAAAAAGCCTCACAACTAAAAAGCGCAGAGCATACAAAAAGGATTGTACCGTCCCAGTTTGGGGACAAAGCAGTTAGCTTAATTGAAAGGGCGGAACCTGATTTGCCGAGGCAATTTCTGGATATGATGTCTGAACATCCACTTCAGGAATCCCTGTCAACCCCATGTATGGCCGGCATTACCCTGAAGCCGAAAGAGTTCCAGAGAATTGTCATTATGAGAATCGGGAACAGGGATATGGCCGATGAGTTGGATAGGGAAAATTGCGTTTTCAGAAAAGTAGATGATGTCGACAAATCGGTTCAAATCGGTCCCCAACACATCAACGATCAAATTGCCGAAATGTTGAAGGGGTTGATTGAAGGGAGAAGCGCTTTCGGACCTGTCCTAAAAAGAAGGATGATTAAGATAGTCATCCATGGAACCCCTGAAGAAGAACAGGAACCGAGAGAAGTCGAAGACAAGCTCCTTGATAAGATATCCGCCGCGTATAACGGGTACAGAGAGAATGTGATTGAGAAAATCTCTAGCTTGAGCGGAGAACTTCACAGGTATCCAAATTTGAGGTCTGAGATATATGGAAGGGACCTCACGGACATGTTCTCGAAAACCGCATCCCAACAATCGAAAGAATATGAGGATATGTTGGGAGCAGTACCCGCTACTTATTTGATGACTGTCTTCGCCAGAAGACAGATGCAGAAAGATTTGAAGGCCGGAAGAGAACCGGATATCCTTACTCAGTTATACGCAGATTATCCACAGTTAGCTAATACTGTGGTAGGTTTAACAGCGTTGAAAGCATCTGGCACATCAGTACCAGATGAAGTAATAGCCACAGCAATTAATGCTGGTGAGAACTTGGTACAAAGTAAATAGATGTGAGAATATCGATGGTAGACGGTAAAGGATTTGATGCCTTAATGATCTCGTCACCAACTCAAACAGGAGAAAAGAAATGAACGATTTTTTAGCTCAACTGTACAGCACGAACGAGATCATTAACCCCCCAAGCAAGGAAGAGCTTGAAAAACAAGCAAGCGCCGAGTTCCTTTGCAAGCTGGCAGCGGATGAAGGCGTCGACCTGAACACGTTGTCGGATGCGCAGATTTCAGAGCTCCTCCAAGAGGTGGAGAAATCGGCGTCACAACAACCGCAACAACCCAACGAGGTTGACAAAGAGGCCGCCGATAAAATGGCCGAGGCCGATTTCCTTGGACGGGCAATGGCTCATGCCTATGTCAACGAGCTCAACGAAATCGAGAAAGAAGCCGGTAAAGCCCAGGACGCGTATCAGGCGGTCAAAGGCGCGCTCGGCAAAGCTGGGAAAGCGGCTGGAGAGTGGACAGGATTGAGTGGCATTAGGTCTGGAGCGAGACAGCGAGCAGCCGGGAAAAGATTAGCCCAGCTTGGAAAGACCAGGGGACAGTCTGATATCGGCGTGGCTGCCGCAGAACGAGCCGGAAAAGCTGCGGCTGGTAAAATTGGGAAGGGGTCGGAGGAGATGAAAGCCGGTCTTAAGAGACTTGGAATGAGAGTCGGCCTTCCAGCTGCTGGTTTGGCGGCTGCCGGTGTCGGGGCAAAAGCACTCGGGAGCGAGAAAAAATCCTATAACGAACAAATCGAAGAACTGGCCCAAGAACGCGCCTATCAGATGTTAGATGAAGCCGGTCTTCTCGAAAAACAAGCTTCTAATGACGTCGAACTTCGAGCTCTCCAGCTTCTCGAACAAGCCGGATACGATGTAAACTGGGGTTAATCTAATCTAGCTTATGGATGGGGAGAGCGTGCTCTCCCCATCTTTAGAGACAAAATGATAGACGGAATTTCAAAATCTGCTTTCTTTGACGAACTGGAGAAAATTTCTGCAGATATCGCACATTCTATTAGCGGTACACAGAGCGAAGTTCCGACTAAGCCTGGAGAGATAAAGCCTCCAATAAGTCCGGTTAAACTAAAAGCTAAAGTGATTAATCCTGCTACTAAGAAGGGGTTAAACACAAACTATACGAGATCTAACGTAGAGGCACCGGGTACAGATATCAGCGTTGGGATGAACGCCAAAATGGCCCCTCCGCCGCCCGTTAGGTACTAGGAGAGAACATGAAACTTACTCTTCAACAAATGATTGCTAGCGCAATTGAAGAGGCTAACGAAAGGGATAAGCTGGCCCAGGCAGAAGAGGAAAACGGAAGTAAGCAGGAAGGGAAGAACGGAGAGGGTAAAAACGGAGAAGAGAAAAAGAAGGAAGAAAAGAAATCCGTTGACTCTGAAACTGTGGAAAAGACGGCCTCGGCGCTAGAATATATTCTAGGGAATATCAAGCATATCAATTGGGAGAAAACTGCCAGCGGTATCCAGCTCCCACCACAAAAACCGAATGCGCCGGAGCCGACTGTCGGGGCCGGAATAGGAGAGACGGCGACTCCAACAAATATGGGAACACCGACTCCGGGGATGCAGAATTATGACCTCGGAGCTGCCAATAATCAATTATCGAGCGGCTCACCAAAAGATGATGCGGCGAAAGAGGATGGACAAGTTAACCCTCAAACGTCTATTCAGACCGATATGAAACATGTTCCAGGTGGAACCGGTGAGCAAGCTCAGCTTGTCGAGAATTCCAAAATCTCCACCGTAAGGAAATTTTGGAATATGAGGAAACAGGCAGAAGATGCAGTGAATCCGGCTAAAGTAAGTGCCGGCTCGGAGCCTCTAGAGAATCCGAATGCATCAGCGTCTGAAGAAAACGTCCCTCCTTCACCTCCAGCAAAAAATGCTCAAGAGTCGATGATTTCTTCGAACGAGGCAGCCATAAATTACACCAAGGGAGATGCAAAAGCGCAGCCCAAAAAGGAGATGGGTCAGGTCCTAAATGAACCGGCCCAGACGAAATCCACGGACCCGGTTTTGCAGAATAACTTGGACGCTGCTTCATCTGCTGGAGTAAAAATTTCCTCGGTCAGGATTCAGGCATTCCGGAAATATATCCAGAAATTAGCACAGGCCGAAAAGGATGGAACCCTGACCGATGAAGAGAAGGAGAGACTCCAGAAGGTGAAAGACGCGATGGGGAAAAACGGCAAGGAGAAGCAGAGTCAGGGGATGCTCCCATCTCCAACTCCACAGACTCCGATGATGCCGGGAACGACGGGATTCTAGGAGGTAATAATGGAAAAAATCAGCTCAACAAAAGTCGCCGCCGTGCTTGCAGCTGTTCCCGGAATGTTGCGGTCTCTCAAGAATGAGCGGGACCAGCTTCGAGAGAAAACTGCTTCTCTGGAAAATGAGTTAAACCAGTACAAACAGCAAATGAGAATCGATAATCTGGCAAAAGAGGCTGAACAGAAGGGAATCGATGTCTGGGGAGCGACTCATGCAGATAAAGTAGCAGCGATTCAAGAGAGAGTCTCCAGCGGGAACGACATCGCTGTGTTGGAAGAAGCTATCAAGCTGTCTTCTCCGCAATACAAGATGGGGAGTCTTTCTGAGGATAAACTAGAAAACACTGGCTCACAGCTGGAAGCTTATCTAAGCGGGGCTATTGAATAGTTTAGGAGATAAAAATGCCAAACGTTAGAATCTACACTCCGGTGGAGAAGATCTTCATCAAGGATTTGGTGATGGCAGACAGGACCCTCCTTCGACCATCCAACTCAAATCCGTTGGTGGAGGGAGAATTTCTGGAGCTCGACGCCAATTATAAGGCCATTCGGTCTGGAGGAGATGCTCTCTCTTTCATGTTCTGGGCAGAAAAAGGTCGCTCAGACACCCAAGCAATCGGCAAAGTACCTACCTTGTACATGGGCGGATACGAGGCCGATACCATCGTCTATGACTCCACGGCTTTGGGTTTGGGTAATGCGTTGATGGTGGATGATGTATCATTCGAATCCCTGACCCGCTCTGGCTTGAAAAAGCATGGTGGCGGGGACGAGCTCGTTATCGGATACGTAACCAGGGTTCTGTCAGACAGAGTCCGGTTCATGCAAGTCTTGGTCTAATTAAAGGAGAAAATAATGGAAGCTCAATTAATGAACGAACTCTTCTCCCAAAGATTAGACAGCCATGAAGGCAGGGAGAAGGTTGCCCAATACAGCGGGAACTACATTCGTGATAAGCTGCGTGAAGTCAGCTATGCTCGTCAGATTATCCCACCAGAAGATGTGACGGCCAAGGACTGTCAGGTCAGTGTAAATCACGATACTCTCGTCAAGATCATCGAAGTCGAGCCCCAATCTCGGGCCATGGCAATCACATTCCGTGGAAGCCCTGACGCCAGATTCATCCGAGCACCGAGAGCAGAAGTTCCGTTCTTCACCATCGCTTCCGAGAAATTCGAGAAGACGGAAGAGGAACTTCTCGCCTACACCATGCCCGTGACCAAAATCATAGAGGACAATACGGCCAAAGATATGGAAGAGGTGGAAGACCGAGAATTCACAATCCATATTGAAGCCGCCGTACAAGCCCTTCAGGCCGAAGCAAATGGTGTGGCCGCAGCCCCCATTCTTAACGCAACCACTCTTCAGGGAGCCACCCCTCCAGTTGAGTTCTCTGTCCGTAAGGGCGAGCTGGCCAGAGCAGCCACGACCAATGGTTCAGTTCCATTACCAGTCCAACGGCCTGATTTCGTGAATTTGTTCAAAATGCTGGACAATAACCGACTTCGTTGTGCCTTGGTTCTGATCGCTGAAGGTGATTGGGACGATGTCTTGCAGTGGACTGTCGAGGACTTCGGCGACAAATTCCAGTCAGAGACAGCGGTTGATGGATACAAGTACAATACCCTTTTGGGCCGTGCTTATGTCCGAACCATCAAAACCGATATTCTCCGTCCAGGGAATTTGTACGCGTTCACCAAACCCGAGTTCTTAGGGAAATTCTTTGTCTTGTCGAAGGCCAAGTTCTACATCGACAAGATTATGAATCTCATCACATGGGCGTCCTGGGAAACGATTGCCATGGCGATTGTTAATATCGCGTCCGTGAGAAAGCTGGAGCTCTACTCCGGAGACGCGACCTTGAACGATAACGATGGAATTCTGTCTTCGGTCATCCCTGTGGCTGAAGAAGAGCTCGGCGCTGTCAATAACAAGGTCGAGGAAGGTCTGCATTACCCGGCTGTCGAGATGTACTAGGTCTCGGCTTCTTCAATTTAGTCTGGTCGTGCCAGCGACCCGCTGATTGGAGGAAACAACTTCTCACTTACAACCTACTGTAGGATAATAAATCCAGGAGATGCTTATGCCTGATAAGAAGAGATTTACCATCAGGAATGTTGTAGGGAGCATTAACGGCAAAATGGCTAGAGTGACTGCTCCAACAAGACAACGTTTCAAACAATATGTCTGCGGTGCGCGACTACTCCGCGGACAGTCTGTGAAGGTAAGCTACTCACAGATAGAAACTGAGCTTGCCTCAATAAACGAGAAAATAAAAAACGGGGCCATCATCCTTATAGACGAAAAAGGAATGTCCGTTTCTTCCAACTACAAGAACGTGTTCGTGGTGAGAGAGGGGATGAAAGTCATCGAGTGTGATGATTGGAGGGAATTCGTATCCTCAGGAAGAGAACAAAAACCGGAAGAACAGAAGGTCGAAGAGGAAGATGACGTTAAAGAAGATGACGTTGAAGAAGATGATTTGACGGTTCTGGCCGGAATCGGTTCTGGGAGAGAGAAGAAACTGAAAGCGAATGGGATAAAGACTTTCGTGAAACTAGCTTCTATGGAGCCTGCTATATTGGCCAGACTCGTTGGAGCCCCGATGACAACTGACGGAGCAAAAGAGATAATCTCAGCCGCCGCCAGAAGAGTGGAGGGCTAACATGCTAGTTAAGATAAATCATCCGGAAGGTAAGCCGATTCGAATCGGAAAAGAAACGTACAGAACGCCGGAAGTTGTAGCCATTCCGGACAAGCTGTTATATACGCCTAGAATACAACGAATGAGAAAGAAAAAGTGGCTCATATTTCCGTTCAACCAATCTGAATCCAAGGAGTAGCCATGGCTCAGCTAGACGGTCTAGGCGAAATTAAGGGCCTATCTAAACAATTCAACGCATTCATTGTGATGATGAGGCTATTCTTCAGAGACTACGCTGAATTGAATAGACTGGTTAGGGGCGTGGAGCATTCCAACAGATTAATAGCCTGGGCCGCTCTAGACTTTCTTTCAGATTTCAATTCCACTCCTCCTCCGCTCGGGACATTTTCTTTGGAGAGATTGTTAGACCTTGGGTACGCGAGTTTGGCCAGAAAAGGTACGGCCATAGCCTTAATAGAATCTGTTGGAATGCTCCAAACGCGAAATCATCTCAATTTCAGTGACGGCGGGATAAACGTAGGTGTTTCCGATAAGACTCCGCAACTCCATGCCTGGCTTCAATTGTTTCAAAATAAGTACGAACAGGACAAGAACGCCATAAAAATATCAATGAATATGATGGGAATAGTGGGAACCCCTGGAGTTCACTCGGAATATTATTTTGTAAACCAGTACTATGGAGTTTTGTACTAATGGCAATAATACTGAAAGAATTCAGTTCCATTAAGCTGATGGAGGATTACATCAACGGACTGATTGTCGGTCAAGTGGGGATAAATCCAGTGAAGGGGATAAACCTGAGAGGGAAGACTCTGGTTTTTACCACTCCAGTAAAAACAGTGACGTTCCCCGATACGTTCGCATTCGAGGCCGCGAAACCAAATCAGGTCATTGATGAGATTAATACTCAAATGGGAACGACATCAGCCACGTTAAGAGTGACAAATTATCTGTACCAGGTAGCGTTTATTAAATCCGGGGATGTCCTAACTGGAGGGACTGCTGTATCACTGCTCGGTCTACCGTCTGCTTTTACTGTGGGGGCCTCGGCCATAGCGTTCGGTGATATCGGCCAGATAATCCCCGATGTTCACACAAAGAAATACATTCTTCTTCATCAATAGGTGACCTATGAATGAATTGGAAAAATATATCGGTAAAGATTTGGAGATACCTTGGGAGAAGGCGGCATCGTATTATCTGGCGCTTAAAAACTTCGGTTTGGAGAAGACGGCGGAAGACGGAGACCAGATCTCATCCTACTCTGATATAGAGAACGAACCAGAAGATTTCCAGAAACCGAAGATTATAAAGAATGGGGGTCCCACTCCAGAGGAAATGGAGCAATTGCGGGCTATGCAAATGCTTCAGCAGGATGAACAGGAGGAGGCTCTGGCCGGATTAGCAGAGGCAGATTATTACCGCCAAGCTGCTGAGGATTTATCCATGCAGCTTCAAGAAGCGCAAGCTCAATTGGAGCAGCAATCCCAGATGGCCCAAGAAGGTCAAGCTATGGCTCAGGAAGCTGATGCACAAAACCAGGACCTCTCAATGCAGCTGGAGCAGGCACTTCAAGATTCTATGCAGAGCAGGGAAGCCTTGATGCAGATGCGACAAGCTATACAAACGTATAGAGAAAATCTGCAGAATCTGGCTCTGTCAGACCCGACGGCCATGGCCGGTCCGTTGGCGATGCCACCAATGGAGCAAGACCAGGGCGAACTTCCAGAAGAAGAGATACCAGAAGAAGAGATACTAGAAGAAGGGCAGAAGACATCAGCTGCCCTGGACCCAGAAAGAATCATCGGAGCGCTAGCAGGGGCTGCGATATCTGCTGGAGCGTCTAGAGCTACGGCCGGGAAAAAAGATAAACCGTCTGCCTTGGAGTCGTCATTGAGGGCGAAGCTGAAGTCTTTGGATGAGGATGAAAGTAAAGGGTACATCGGTAAGACAAAAGCGAATCTGTTTAGATATATGGCCGAGGCCGAGAAAACTAAGAGGGAGCATCCTGGAATGGCTTCTGCTGCAGCTGCTATTCCAGGAGCAGTGGTTGGATACAAAGCAGCTCCTCATCTTAAGGGGATACTTCAGGCTGTCGCCAGAGGTGGAAAATGAAATTAAATGAATGGTTAGAGCAGTGTCATCTAAAAGAGCAGCAAAAAGAAGCCTCTGTTAACTTAGAAGAGCTTTTTGATCATCTAGATACCGGGATGCTGGAGAAGATTGCATCCGGTTCAATGAGTCTGGACGAGGCGCTGACCAAGATAGCTCAAGGGAAAGAGGAGGGAGATACTCCCGAATCAAAGGTCAAGGAATACTCGAGCGGTGCTATGAGCGCTCATACTAGGGAAGGACTGAAGCCGAGTCAGTTTGCTATCCCAGAATCAAAGGCCAAGAAGATCGGAGTTGCTGGAGAAATCAAGGGAGAGGCTGAGGGAAAGTATCCGATTCCGGATGAGAAGCATGCCAGGAATGCACTGGCCAGAGTCTCTCAACACGGAACTCCTGCCGAGAGGGAAGCTGTCAGAAGTAAAGTCTATGCTAAATACCCACAACTAAGGGAATCGTTCGAGGAACGGCACGGAGAAAGCCCGACTTCAAAAGAAAATATCAAGAAGAAGGAACAGGGCGGGATAGAAAAGGATTCGGAATCCAAAGTTTCGGCGGCCAAGCTAGGCATTATGGAAAAAATCTCCAGGATGATGGCCAGGGAGCACATGAAGCAGGCCTCGTGTGCCAGCCGCGGAATGGAAAAGACCGACGAATTCACTACCCCAGAAGCCAAGCAGAAGGCTCAGATAATGCAGACGGCGATGAAATCCGTAAAAGGGGCTCCTCCATCTATTAGAAAAGGAGCTATCAAAGCCGTATCTAAGAAGATATGAAAAACTTCGAATTCAAGAACCTCCTAGTCCGCTCTCTATCTCTAGACTATCTGGAATTTACCTGGGAGATACAGAATACGACACTAGACCCGTATGATTTCGAGTGGACTGTGGAAAGGAGTGAGTCACAAGGCGGGCCGTGGGATATTATGGGCGGCCCGTTTAGTGATAGGTATATATTCGTTGACACCAGGATTAATCAATTAAGTCGAAACAGGAAGTACCACTACAGAATCAAGAGTCAGCAAAAGAGCGATTCATCCAACCTAAAATATTCAGATTTAGTATCACAAACTGCCAATTCAGACTTGATAGCAGAAGAAATAAAGTTGTTGGAGCAGACCCTATTCAGGGAATACGTCGGAAGATTATGTTGGCTGCTTCCTGTTAGAACATTCGGACAGTACTGTCCAAACTGTATGGATGTAGACGGACCTGGTTCTACCTTCAGAAAAATAAGGTCGAATTGTCTAACATGCTTCGATAAGAGATTCGTTCGTGGGTACATGAATCCTATAGAAATCTACCCACAGATAGACCCTTCCCCTAAAAGTGTTCAGCACATGCAAGTCGGAACTACTGAACAGTCGAATTCTACAGGTCGGATGGGTTCGTTTCCTGCATTAAAGCCTGATGATGTGATAGTAGAGATAGAGAACGTAAGATGGAGGGTCGTCCAGGTCTCCACTACCCAACGACTCAGGTCACCAGTTCATCAGGAGTTCACTGTCCATGAGATAACTAAAGGGGACATGGAATACAGGATTCCGTTGAATGTAGACGAGGCCCTAAAAGATTTGAATCCATCTGCGGAAAGAAACTTCTCCATGCCAGAAAATATGGAGAGTTTTGAGAACGAACAAATTCAAGCTATTCTGAAAGCGTACGGATACTAATGAATTTAGACTCCTTCATAGATGAGCTGGAAAAGATCTCTGAAGAACAAGACAAGGAAAAAATAACTGGAGAGAGGTTCAAGAAATTCCTCAGATATGGAATCCCGGCTGCCGCATCTCTAGGAGTTGGTTACGGAACCGGAAAATTGATAGGAAGACCTATCCAAAAAAAGGTCATTGAATACGGCATGAAGGCAGGACCGGCTAAGGTTTTGAGTTATGCGCTTCCCACAGCAGCGGCTTTGGGTACAGCATATAAGTTAGCAAGGTCAAAGATGATATCTGATTTGCTAGAGAAGACAGGTGACAATACCATCAGGAACAATACAAGCTAGCGGAAGCTCAGTTACTAGTTGGCAGGAGCAACCGCTTCTTCGCATCAGGAAACTAGTACTTGCCTTTCTTCAGGGACTTTTCGGGAATGCAGAGACAGGATACTTTCGGTGGCAACCAAGCCTGGAAGACACTGAAATAATCATCACAGATGAAACCCCCATCCAATTAGAAGTAGTAGGAATAAGGCCAGCAATCAGCATTGTCAGAGGGACGGTAGCTTGGAATAGGACATCCCTTGATACGATGCAGACAATAGATTCTAGAACCGGACAAAAAAAGCATACTGATTTAGTCAGCGGGACAATCATCGTGAACTGCTGTTCCAAGGTCTCCCTAGAGAGCGAAAGAATAGCGTGGATAGTTGCCAGTCATTGTTGGTTGCTCAGATCACTGGTAATGAAACACACGCCGGTTCATGAATTCGGGCAAGGACTTCAAATAAGTGCCCCGTCTCCAGCAGGAGCAATAGTTTCTGGAGATTCTGATGAGACGTGGATAAATACAACGATTCCGATTCCGTATTTCATGCAGGTATACGGCAAAGTCACTCCTCTGAATCAACAGGTATTGAGTGAGATAGAAGCGAACATATCTGTTGAGCTCGGAGCTCAAACGGGATTCACCAGAGACCAACAAATCGCCTCGGCCAGAACGGAGAACGTCGCCGTAAGACCTCCGTCAATACGAGGACGGCCAATCAGACAAATAGCTTTAATGCAGCAGCTAAGTGTGAAGGAGTCTTAAAATGTCAGCGACAGAACTCCCAAGACCTGGAGTGTCGGTAATTCAGCAATTTCGGACTGTGAGCCCGACAATTGTTACTCCAATCTTAGTTCCGTGCATTGTCGGAGCTTCTTATCAGGTAGTAGAAGCACAAACAACTGACAGCGCGGGAACAACGTCCATAAACAGCGATGCGGCCGTCAGCGTGCCTCCGTCTATCACATCATCTCTGGCCGGCCTATACACGAATTTGGACGGAAAATCTCTTTTGGTGAGCGTCAATAATGGCCCCGACCAGGAAGTTGTGTTCTCGGACCCAACTGCAGCTGGACTGAGCGCGTCCCAAGTAAGGTCCCAGATTCTGGCAACCTCTGGAATCAGCGGATGGGCGGCGTATGCCGTGACCCTGGGCGGGAGCTCATACATCCAATTAAAAGGAAATACGCCAGGCGATGGACAGACCCTAAAAATAATGGATGGGGACGCGAATTCAGATTTGGGTTTTCCGGATTTCTTTGAAGCAAGCGGTTTCTCCTCATATACTCAGGATAAACGATACATTGCTCAAGGAAACTTCCCAGACCCTAACGATAACATAGATGAACTGGATGTTGATGAGGACAGTATCAGAGTCTTCGTCAATACCGGATCCCAGCTCAGTGAGATGAAAAGGGACCAGACGTTCCTTCGAAACGGGCATGTATCCTGGATTCAAAGCTCTGCTATCAGTTTTCCCACGTCCTCTCTGGACGCTAAAACTCTCCAGCTAACGTTTGTGTACGGGGGAGTTGAACAGGTAATCACTTTCGATGGTGATTTCTATGATAATGACGGGACTCTGGTAGTTCCTGGAATCGCATATGCAGACCCGGGCACGGATACTATCGAGATTCAAAAAAACAACGACACGCCAGTTACAGTGACTTTTGCTTCTCCAGCAGACATTGACGCAGCAATAACTGCAATCAATGCCGCATGGGCTGGAACATACGCTGGGGAAGATGTGGCATATAGAGCTCTCTCCGACGGTTCCCCTGACGGAGCCGGAACATTCATCGCGTTCCAGGTCGGAGGAGCAACAGCCACAGGAGATATCGTCAAAGTCATAGAACCTGCAGCCGGGGATGCATTTGTTGATGTCGGCTTCGTCTCGGGTTCAGGTTCCATGGGTTCGAGCTTAGTCTATTTCATTAATCAGACTCTAAGTTCTCCAGATGACTACCCAGCAGCCAGTGCGGTGGTAGATGGAGTGACAGATTATCTGAAGCTGTGGTCGTATGACGGATATCTGAAGATTGATAAAGACGGGACCGCTAATGCCTCATTAGGTTTTTCAACCTCGGCAGATACCGAGCAGTACTCACTGCAGGGTGTGGACGATGGAGACGGCGATACGAAATCCCCGATTATCAGAATCCATAACGAGGATTTTACGATAGACCCTACCGGAGCCGAGCTAACCGGCACGGCCGACTTGTCCGGAGAAGTCTATCTCCACAAAATGACCTTCCAGGTTGCCCTGGACGGTCAACCTATGCAGGAAATCGAGTTCAATGGTGGTCCGATTGTAGCTGATTTGGCGGCTGGGGCCTTCCCCGGAACATGGGACACACAGGTCCTGATTATGGAAGTAAACGGGACCACGAAGACCGTGACCTTCAGCTCCCCTGCTGATTTAGACGATGTCGTAAACCAAATAAACACGGCTGCTGGACAGCCAGTGGTTTACAGGTCTGATAGTGTTGGGGCGTACAGTGCTTCCGGTACCTATCTCTCTTTTCAGGTAGGAGGGTCAACCGATGCCGGGGGAGAAATAGAGCTGACCTATACAGGCTCCACAGCGTGGACGAATATTGGGTTCAGCAGTACTGCCGATGAACAACAGGTTCTGACCTCCTCAGAAATTGAAGCCGCGGTAGAGGCGACATTAGGGGCGGGTTCCGCAGCAATCGTTTCAAATAATCTCGTCCTGTCATCGGCAGAATACGGTGACGAGTCAAAAATTGAAATCGGGCAGGGTAGCGCCAACGCTACCTTAGGATTCACGGACAACGACGTTTCAAGAGGTTCTCCGTTTAAACCGAAATCTGGAGACTATGTGTACGCGGATGGAGAATTCTTGGGAATCGTTAGCCAGGTAACGCCCGGAGCAGTAAAAACCGATATCCGTCTGGACAGAGAATATTCGTTCTCCACACTACTGAAAAAGAGCTGGTACATGGAGGCTATGAATATTCCTGATACTCTCCCATCAGACAGACCGACTCCGGACTTGGTTGTTGATTTAGCCGGTGACGTGACCCTAAAACATGATTATCTGAGGGATACTCGCGGCGAGCCTATTAATTCAGCCAATGACCAGATAATCTTGGCCTATAAGGCTTTGAGATTGGATGTTAGCCCCAAGGCTTCAAATCCAAGTCTTTTGACGTTCGAGGATACAGACGAGCTGGAAACAGCTTTGGCTCCTCTGGACACTGACAACCCACTCGGATTGGGACTGTTTCTGGCTCTGCTAAATGCTCCGGGCGTAACTGTTAGCGCAATCGGGGTTGATGCAGTTAGCGCAGATAGCCCGTTCGGAACTCTGGAGGCATTCTCCAGAACAATGAGTTTCCTACAATCAAAAGAAGTCTACGCAATAGCTCCCCTCACACACGAAAGTGTGGTGAACCAAGCATGGCAGGTTCACGTAAACGAGATGAGCGAGCCCGATTCCAGAGGTGAGCGGGTAGTTATTATCAATCCGGATATGCCGGATAGAGAATTAGACACTCTGATTGGAAGTGGAACAGATGGAGACTCGACCGGAATAACCAACGAGTTCGATTCCAAGTTAACGAGTTTGGCCTCCGCGTTATTGGCGGCCGGGATAGACCCAAGCCTTCCTATTCCGGTATCCAGTGGCGTGTATCTGGATATAGCCACCGATGCCAAGAGATATAACATCTCTGCATTGTCCGGAACGAAATTGACGATAAATGTCACGTTCGCCCCCGGAGAAAATGACGATCTCTACTACAGCTCGACAAACCTTCCAAATACTCTCATCTCAGAGAGTTTCTCTGTGAAAGTGAGAGGAGCTGAACTTCTGGATTCTGACGGGAACCCAGACTACGACGCCATCTCCGAGACATACGCTGATTTGGGAAGGTCATTTGGAGACAGACGGGTAGTGATGACTGCCCCAGACCAATGTGCGGCATCAATAAACGGTTTAGAGCAGATAATTGATGGGTTCTATATGAATGCTGCCATCGCCGGTATGGTCGGACAGCAGCGTCCTCAACAAGGATTCACCAATTTCCCGATGGCTGGATTAACCAGGGTAATTGGCTCTACCGGTGTCTTTAGTGAAACCCAAATGAATAAGGCTGCGGCTGGTGGAGTTTATTGGATTATCCAAGAAGTAGCGAACGGTCCACTTACTTGTCGTCATCAGCTGACCACAGACTTAACCTCGGTAGAGACGCGTGAGTTCTCTATCACCAAAGACGTAGACTTCTGCGCGAAGTTTATGAGGTCCGGCCTCAGAAACTTCATCGGAAAATTCAATATCACTCAGCCATTCCTGGATACTCTGACAACTGTTATCCAAGGACAGCTCTCATTCCTAGCAGAGAACGGGGTAATCCTTGGAGGAGAGCTGAACAACATCATTCAGGATACCGATAATCCCGACACCGTCATAATTGACGTTACGATAGACGTCCCATACCCGTGCAATTACATCCGTCTGACACTTATAGTGTAGAATAAGGGACGTCATAATAGGAGATAACAATGGCTAGCGGAAGATTTTCAGAATGGGCTCCATACGAGCACTACGTACAAGCGGGTCTCGTTGACGGTCAATTCATTTCTGCGGGCTTTACGATGATAGCCGCCGGTCCCCCCAGACTGGCGAATATCGGAGGAGCCACGGTAACAGCTGGAGCTCTATCAGGAACAGGGGCAGACCAGATAGTGCTACCGCTTGGTGTGGTTCAGAATCTTAATCTGAGTCATAACAGGCAGTTTATGCGCATATTCGAGGTCGGGAGTGAAAGAAGTTATCACATTTCCGGTCGTACGATGGGTCAGTTATCGATAGCCCGTGTCATGTATCATGGCCCGAGTTTGTTGAGAATGATGTACGCGTACTATGAGGACCTAATCCCTCCTACGACAGTACCATCGGTATTTCCGAATGCTGGCGCGGCGACAGTAGCAAACCCTCATGACGTGAAGGTACCTCCAGGATACGAGAATCTGTATCTGAATCTTGCATCTGATTTGTTTAATCAACCGATTGGGTTGCTGGTTTATGTGAGGGACAGTAACGAAGACACAGTAGGAGCAGTTTACTTAGAAGCGGCATTCATCCCAAATCACACATGGGCGACAGATGCTCAGGGTGTGATGATTCAAGAATCTGCGGCTGTTCAATTCGAGAGAGCTGTTCCAGTCGCGGTCAACGCTTTGAGCTTGATAACCGGAGCTTCAGCTTCTATTCTTGGCGGAGCATGATAGATTTCAATGAAATAGCTAAGAGAAAAGCCCACCTAGACATCGCTTCAAGGTGTCTAGGTGGGGTATGTTCTGGTCTTGCTAAGCAGGCCTCTCTATACGGTGCTCTGCAAACGACCATTGCCGGAAGACATCCTGATATAGCAACAGTAGATGCGTTATCTGAATACGACAAAAAAGATGAATCTGTTTTCTCTAACGAGGACATATCCAAAAAAATCGAACCTAGTAAGGGATTAGGTAGAGAGCTCCCAGTTTCAGTTTCGGATACGTATACCGATTTTCATGAACTTGATAAGCATGCGTATGTCGGGAAATTGCTTCGATTGGGAAGAAGAACGGCTTCGAACTTGGCGGGGCGGGGAGGAATAGCAGGGAGAGTGGGTAGAGTTCTTCAAAGCCCTATAAGAAGTCCCATTAAGACCACCCAACTAGGTGAGGGTGTCGGTAGAGTTAGGTCATTGCAGTCACCATTAGGTAGAGTCAAGGCCCCGAAAGTTGATACACAAGTTAAGGCAGGACCGTATAGAACATCGGCAAAACCTGATGTCAAAGTGAAGCCTACTGTGACAGCCAAACCTGAGATTTCCTCAAAAGAGAAACCAGTCACCAAACAAAAGGGCTTAATCAGGTCTCTCGTGCCGGGTGCGTTAATGGCTACAGGAGCGTACGGGCTGTACAAAGGTGTCCCAGCTGCGGTTAATTATGCTTCAGAGTCAGCCAGACATCCACTTCCTTACAATTTCGGCTATCAACAATATCCGTATACACAGGGATAACTCCCGGAATTTGCCTCCTTCTGGGAGTTGAAGTCATGGGGGATACCAGCTCCCATGACTTCTTTATAAAAAAATGTCCCGCCCAGAGACCACGTCGAGAAGAATCTGAGCGGGACGGCTCGAGGAGTAGTACACAGACTATCCTGAATTTATCATCAGTGTCAATGAATCTAGTATCAAGACATCCCTGCTATCTAGATTCTTGAATCTCTTTCTTTCGGAGATTAAATCCTCTACCAAATCTCTCTGTTCTCTGGACAATTCTCTATCTATTACCAGAGACAGAGGAGCTAAATCTTCCCCTAAGAGTGGGAAGAAGATGGATTTGTAAAAAGGGGGAACTTCTTCCTTGATGTCCTCAGTCTTAAGAAATTCAGGGGGACTTGGAGGTTCTGGAGGCTGTATTTTCAAGAATTCAAAAACCCGACCCTCTTTGGACATCCTCTGTCTCCTGTTTGTTAATGATTGCTCTGATGATCATAGAGGCACTTATTCGTTTTCCGGTAGCCTTTCCGTAAAAATCAGCCAATTTATCGATATAAGACTTCTGATGGTCTGATAGCTTAACCATGACGAATCGATTGATACCTTGCTTTTTCTTGGGCATAATTTAGATTAAACCATATCTGGAGGAAGAGATGCCATTACTAATTAATTCACCATCAATGACAGAGGTCACTGCTACGACACAAAAAAGTGTTTCTGTTATGCATATAACCAATTTCGAGGTCAAGATAGATCCAAACACACAAGCCGTGAGTGTAAAGATCCGATGGGCAGCAGGTTATATGGAGGCAGGAGTTTTCTATCCTACTGCCAGATTTCAGAAACACTTTCAGGGAGAAGCTGTTTCTCAGCTTGCGCTGGGAGCGACTTCCGGTGGCTCCTTGTTTGCGGAAATGAAATCCGCGTTGTGGCAGTTGCTCGTAAGTGCAGGGGAGGTCCCTGCCGGTGTAATCCAGTAACGTAGGAGGAAGATACCCAGAAAGAAGAAAACCAAAAAACAAGTTCAAGAACTACAGACCAGTAAATGTTACATTTTAACTGTCAGATGGAGGAAAAATGAAACTAATTTTGATGTTGCTATTCTGCGTCATTGTTTTGGTTCCTCTGCAGGCTGAAGCTGCAGAGGATAATAGTGAAACCGAGATTCAAAAAGCCGGAACCGAGATCCCTTATGGGCTGCCTACGGATAACATCGCCCAAAAAGATTGTTTGTCCGAATCATTTGTTGCTCGATTGGAGCAAGACAACAAGGAACATGCGTTAGCGCTGCGCGGTGATGCCGTTGCAGCATCATTCATTCGACAAATAATTTACAGACGGCAAAATTTTGCCTTCGAAATGAATTTTCGAAGTAAAAGATCGCTAGAAGAAAATTCTGTGAGGCAAAATGGGCGTCGTATGGTGCTCAAATATCCCCTAAAACTGGGAGTTCATGGGACAGAAACTACACTAAACTTTTACTGCTGAGAAGGAGGCCACGGGTTCTGGTACAGAACCCCTAGATATTCGGCCAGAGTGCCGGACACTTAAGGTTCTTGGACTAATATGCAGGACCGTGGACTCTGGTAATGGTGCCAGAGTCCAAATTTTATCGCTTAGTAGTGGTTGGTTTTTTCTTATCCCCGTACTTGATACCTGAACAAGTACGGGGATATTTTTTGGGCTGATTTTTTAGCTCTGTTGAATGTCTTGAATCAAGACATTCATATCATGAACTGAAGTTCTTGTCAACTGATCCAAGATGTACATCCATCCACCTGGATCACCAAAAAAGATGTACAACTGTCCAACCAAAACATGCACCCGTAAGGGTGATTTTGGGGCCGTTTTTGGGGGTATTTTCTGAAGCTATCTTCAAGATTTTGCATAACCTGACGCTTAAATCTTGAAGATCGTTTTTTGGAGTCTGTAGTTCTGGGAGGAGGTAGTGAATCGATTAAGAAAAAAATTTTTTTTCTGGAGACGTTCACTTTTCTATATCTTTCTATATATCTTTAAACACGGTTAGTTGAATAAAGAAACAATGAAAGATAGAAATAAAATATTTCTCCAGAAAAAAAATTTCTTCCTGATTGATTCTGAGTCAGGGTTCTTCAACTATACTAAACCTCGAAATTTCCATAGATAGCACCAGCTATCTATGGAAACACTGTTTTGGGTACACCCAAAATTTCGCACGGATCAACTTTTTTTGGACAACGAAGTTGGTTTCAGTGTGTCTGGCTTTATCCCAGCTCATGATTGAAGTCAGAAATGGTTACGAGTTGTCCAGTTATTTCGCAGGAGGTACCAGAATCTAGCAAGAAATCTTTCTGAAGACCTAAAAAACAGTTGAACGGCAGAAAAGAAACGATTATAAATCGTCAAAAAGGAGGCAAACATGCCAAGAGGACGACCGCGCAAAGAAAAAGAAGAGAAAGAAGAAAAGAAGGTGACGAAGAAGAAGGAAGCCAAAACTGAGGAAGGAGGAAGCAACGGTAACGGTGAAAAGAAGTTCGTTGTTGCTTCCACAGTGAAGACATTCCTCGCGGACAACGAAACGAATATCTCTGGGGACCTTGTCCAGAGTCTGAACGAAAAAGTTCAGAGTGTCCTGCAAGGAGCCATTATCCGTGCACAGAACAACGGCCGAAAGACGGTCAGGCCTGTCGACTTATAGAGGATTTCTGGGCTAGAATTGGTTATGACTGATGCCCAGAAAAAATCGTTTTTCGATGAGCTAACAAAAATTTCCATGGTAGGCGAAGTCCCTAAAGTTACGTTGAGGGATGTCGCATCTAACCCAAAACCTCCGACAGCGAAAACCCCGCCGATCAGAGTACCTAAACCTCCAACCCTATTTAAAAAAATTTAGGGTTGGAGGTATGGAGGTGAGATGTTTTTTGTGATCGAAGGACCGAATGGTTCTGGTACCACATCTGTGTCCAGAGTTCTTAGGAAGAAGATTGTTGATAAGCTTCGGATTCCGGCTATGCTCACTCACGAACCGTCCGGATTACCAATCGGCTCACTAATCAGATGCGTTCTCAGGGGTGAGATAGAAGTCGATACTCGTGCTCTCGCTCCCCTATTCCTAGCTGATGCTATCGATCATAATAGGGCCATATCGAGATACGTTAATCCGAAAGGAGATTGTATCGTCGTATGTGATAGGTACGTGTACAGCAATTATGTGTACCAGCAGGACCTGTACCCTAAAAAAGTACTAGAGGGGTGGTTAGGGTTGATAGATTTGGTCCCTGATGCCGTATTTGTTCTGGATGCAGACCCTGAAGTCTGCATCCAGAGAATAAAATCAAGAACTAAGGACAAACAAATCCATGATTCATTTGGTGTTGATAGACTCGCGGAGTTATCTAACAGGTACAAGAACCTAGCCAAAATAGGGAATGAGACTATTCATTATATCGATGCTAATCTGGTTCTAGAGTCTGTTGTCTCGGCAATCTTCTCAATCATTGAGAATCTTCTCCGCAATACAATCTAGCGCATATCCTGGATACACTCTCGCATCGTTTTCTGAGGCTCTTAAAGACGAGTTTCTTGTACTTGGAGCGCATCAACAGCTTTCCATTCCACGACACCATCCTATATGTGCGGAGATACCCCATATGGAATCTTTCGGTCATATCCTCTACAGCACAGTTGTATAGATTACCCGATTCCCACACAGCACAGAGTAATTCCGCGTCTAGGTAATGAATCAGATATATGGATGTGGGTGGTGGTCCGTGACTAATGTGCAGCCAGTGTTTTCTGTCTGCACAGTAGTTTATCTTTGAAGCTTTCAAAGCTTATTCGCTTCCTCGTCCATCTTGTCCAAGGCCTCGTACAACTCCGCGTTGTCCGATATTTCGAGTACATGTTCTATGGTTTTGTTGTGAGCATCGTTTCCAGAGTTGTGGGACAGAATCAGGTATCTGTGGAGGGTGTTGGTCATCTTCTGCGCGAGTAAAATTTCATCATCGTTCAGGATATTGCAGTTTTGCAATATCCTGAAGAGTGCCGAAATCTGCGCCTGGACGAAGTAAATAGCCTCGGTGAGGCTGGGTTGAGAAAAGCCAACTCCTACGAAGTCTTTCAGGAGATCTTCCAGGTTCATTTCTTTTGTCGTAGAATTGCTCTCATTGGCATTATTTAGCATTTCTTGGGGATAGAATACATCTTTTGTTTCCATTTTCTTTCCTTTCCCTTTGAATATGCAGATCTCATGTGGTAGACATGAGATCTGCAAGAAGGAGCGTAGGATGCACGAATTTAAGCCGTACATCAAGTTTACTCAGGACGAAATTAAGGTCGCTGAGATTCTGTTTAACCACGGTAAAGTGCTGAATGCTAGAACAATAGCCGCATTCATGTTCGAGGTCACAAACCCGTCAGTTGACCAGAAGCAAATAAGAGCGGTGAGGAATGCATTTAGAAAACTTGTCAGAGAAGGCCTGATTGTGGCAGAAGCCAGAGGATATTATAGAACGACTGAAAAATTTGAGGAGCTGAAAAAATCTGGTTCATTGAACGAGGTTTTATCAGAAAATTCTAGTGACTAGATTCCTTATACAGAAAAACGGAGATGTTTTAATGAATCAGAAATCAGAATGCTTTCTGGCGATGAAATTAGATGATACTCAGAGGAGATCGTGGGAGTGGCTTAATAAGAATTGGGACTGCTCTGACGTTATGAGAGTGGCCTTACGTCAATCTCTAGGGATTGTGGAAGAAATTGGCGAACTCTCTGAAGCAATTGATGACCTTGATATCTTCAACATGGCAGACGCAATTGGGGATTGTATAAATTATGCTCTGAATCTTTTATCGGCTTTCGATATTAAAGCCTCGGAGATACTAGGTTCAATGCCTAAGAGAATAGAGGATTGTGACGATGACTCAGGTTCTGTATTCAATGTTCTTGAAGCCTTCAATGTAGCCTCCAAAATCTGCAATCACGTTCTTAAGTTCGACCAGGGCATTAAGAAGGACGTGGATCATGTTCAGGAAATTAAAGAATTGATGCCGAGCTTATTCTTCGAGCTCGAAGAAGCGTTATTTGAGACAGGATATCCCGAGTCGTTTGGGATGGGCATAGTGGATACTGTCAGGGAAGTGGTTGACGAGGTTGTACTCAGGGATTGGGTTAATCACCCAAACGATGCCAGGGAGATAGCTCATGAAAAATTTCACGGAGGCGGAGATAAAGTCTCTGGTAGCTCTGTGGAGGATAAGAGCAAGACACAATCTTCCGATTGATGTCATGGATATCGTGGTGGAGATATCATGCACCTCACATCCAATAACAAAACGGAGAGTAGTCAGGGCTTTGAACAATCTTGTGAGTAGAGGGTTAGCTCTAAAGAAATGCGAATTAACTAAATCTGGAAACGAACTTTGCAGATGGCTAAGTGATATGGGTCTCAGATTAGAGAAATATCACCTTGACCATATGACAGGTTCAAGTTTTTACGAGGACTAGATGCGTCAATACCTAAACGCAGTAAGAGAAGTTATAAGTAGCGGCACGCTCAAGAAGAACAGAACCGGAGTAGATACTATTTCTACTTTCAACATCAATTACGAAATTGATTTGAGAGAGGGATTCCCTCTTCTCACGACAAAGAAAATGTCTTGGAAGAATATTGTTATTGAAAGCCTCTGGTTCTTGTCCGGAAAAATTAACTTAGAACTTTTGAGAAAGCATGGTTGCAAGTTCTGGGACCCTTGGGCTGATAAATACGGTAATGTACCGAGTGCGTATGGAAATTTTTGGAGGCATTTTCCGACTGAAATAGATGGAGACGGTACCTTATATTTCCTAGACCAGATTAGGACAGCAGTTGATGAGCTGAAGTCAAATCCTATGAGCAGAAGAATTGTTGTGTCTGCCTGGTCTCCTGGTAACGCGTGGTTCAGTAAGCTGCCTCCATGTCATGCGATGTTCATATTGAATGTGCAAATAGATGAACGTGGGGAACCTATTCTATGCCTTCACCTAACTCAGCGGAGTTGTGATATGGGATTGGGAGTCCCTTACAACATCGCCGGGTACTCGTTTCTACTTCATCTGTTCTCAAGATTCACCGGAATAAAAGTTGGGATATTTGCTCATACTCTAGTTGATGCTCACATCTATGTTGCTGAGAAAGGAAGTGAGAACGAGAAATTTGACCACCTACGACCCCTAAAAGAGCAATTGCAAAGGTTTCCAACAAGACTCCCCAATCTTATCATTCACAGGGATATCCAGACTCTTGAGGATGTGCAGGCAGTAATTTATGAGGAGACGGATACCATTCTAGAAACATTCAAATTAGTTGATTACAATCCTGCTCCAGCAATCAGGATGAAGGCGGCGGTATAATGCGTTATTTCAATATCATCGTTGCGATGAATGAAGACAGAGTCATCGGAGCAGACGGGAAGATGTTCTGGTACTATCCCGATGACCTCAAAAGATTTAAGAAATTGACAAAAGGTGGCTCCGTCATAATGGGGAGACAGACTTGGGATTCCCTGACTAAAAAACCATTACCTGGCAGGGCGAACTATGTCCTAACCAAAGATTCTATGTGGAAAGGTAGAGGAGCTATTTCAGCCGATAGCTTTAGGGATGCGTTGACGTTTTCTAACCGCTATCGAAGTTGTTGGGTCATTGGAGGAGGGATGGTGTACGAGGAGGCCCTAAAATATCCGGAGCTGATAGAAAGAATAGAGGTTACCCTAGTTCCAGACAAAACAGTTGGAAAGAATGTTGTCCGGTTTCCTGAATTGGGAAACGAGTGGGTCATCTCCAAGTCAGAGAAACTCGGTGTTCTCACGTTCAACACCTACGTCGAGATACAATGATAGCCGGAATAGATGAAGTCGGAATCGGGTGTATAGCCGGACCTATGGTGATGTCCGCTGTCATAGTGGATGATAAGGTCGTCTTCCCAGAGAATGTAAGGGATTCGAAGAGTCTCAGCCAAAAACAGGTAGACGAGCTATTCTGCCCAATTACTGAGTTGGCCAATAAATGCATAGTCAAGATAGCTTATCCGTCATTCATCAATACCGAAGGGGGGATTTGGGCAGCGTGGAGTCATGTCATCGATGAGCTAATAGAGGAGTGTGATGGCATGTCCTTGATTATTGTGGATGGGGTCAGGGTGACTAATTCCAGAAAGGATGTCCTGTATGAGCCCCGAGCCGACCAGAAGTACAAGGTAGTATCAGCAGCCAGCATAATCAGTAAAAAGTACCAAGTAGATTATATGTTGGAAGCTGATAAGAGATATCCTTCGTACGGATTCGCTTCCCACAAAGGATATGCTACCGAAAAACATAGAAACGCTGTTCGTATACACGGGCCGTCACCAGTACACAGACTTAATAATGGTCCGGTCCAGAGGGCAGCCAAGTTCAGTGAAAAAAGGACAGAGAGATTTTGCAGAAAACCCACCTGTAAGACGATCATTTTCGAAAAGTCGAAATAATTTCGATATAAGATTCCTGATACTGTTTTGCTACTCAAGTAGGAGGATTTTGTGAGCGACTTGATATTTAATTATATGGACAACGATTACGCAGTTTCCAGGTTTTTGTTTTATGAGACGGTTCTTGATGTAGTCTGCGATCAAAGAATTAATCTTATCTTGATTGACCCCCAACAATTTGGGGAGTTGATTGGCTACTCCAAGGATACGATTCAGAGACTAATCAACGGTGAGTGGTCTCATGCATTTCACATCCCGGACCATTATTTATACAAGGAGGGTGATGAACTACGCGATATCATGAAGCATTTTGAGACGGAGTGTGGGTCCGCCTCAAAAGCGAGAAGAAAATTGTTTCTTACAGAGGCCGGGATGGACATGGTTCTTCTTATGTCTCATCGCCCTTTTTGTATAAGGGTGAAGCACTGGTTGTCGAAAGAGGTGCTACCTAAGATAAGGAGAGGAACGATAGCGGATGTCCCTTCTGTACCAAAAATAGTTGAAGGTGGTGCGGTCCCGCGGAGTATACCAGACTGGTCCCTGAATCTAGAGATGGCCAAGTTAGAACTCGAGCGCGATAAGCTCAATAAGAGTGTAGAACTAGAAAAACTCAGGTTGGATATTCAGAGCAAGAAGATTCTCACGGATTTCGTAAAAGACTTTGTGAATTTTCTAAACTTGGAGGGATTCGACACCAAGTACATTTTCGAGTTCCGCAGGAAAGCACTCGAGCTCGTCTGCGGAATGAAGCTCGCGGATTGCGAAGTTCCTCAGCTAGACTCACCTTATCCTGTGACAGTTGATGAACCGCTGGATGAAGTCGATGAACCTCCCGATAAAGTTAATGAGTCATCGAAAAGTGTTTTCGTGTATCTGTCCTCTGATATGTCAAAGAAGCTCGGTACTACATCCAGGAAGATAATTCCATTGATTACGAAATTGGGTCTACGAAAACACCCATACGGATGCAGAATTCATGTTCTTTCTAGAACAGGGAGAATGTATTCAAGGTACTTCTATACGGATGAGGCGTTCCTGCTACTGAAATCAGAATTCGAGAATAGTACGAAAAGAAAGCCAAAACGCAAAATCGACAAGAAGAATGGAACGAGACTAGATGCGGACCAGAAGTCTGTGTGGATTATCGGCCGGAAGCTGAAAAAGTAGTTGTCTGGCGTTTCTACCGGTATATTATCCGGTAGAAACGCGGGGATAATCGATGATTTACTGTATTTTTTGCTATCGAAAGCTTAACTACCGCGGACAGTCGTGTGTTTGTAGGAGCTCTGATGAAGACAGTGACGGTGGAAATACCGGGACAATTGGCAAAAAATTTGGTCGTGATACTGAAGAACATGAGGGAGAGGACCAGCGACAAGAGGAAGTGGGATGCCGGTCCGTTTGGGGTTTTGTACTCCCTCATTTATCAGAAACTTCCAAAATCTAAGAAAGGGCCGAGCGGTAGGAAGCTCATAGAAAGGACAGTCAGAAGTGAGAGAAGGGATAAAGAGGGGTGATAAAATATTCTGTTCTGCCTGCAAGAAACATATTCTTACTGCCCTGAATGATGTGCCGGCTAATACCGTAATCTCGTCCAAAGATTTCACATACGCTGACGGAACTGTAGTACCGCACAGGGCTAAGATGGTTTGTCAACATTGTTGGATTCTTTATATGTCCATTTCCGCTAAAACAAAGCAAACGATATTAGGAGGGAGAAATGTCTAGACCGAGAAGCATGGAAGAATGTCTTGGCCTGTCAATTATTAAGGAGCTTTCAGAAACACTCAATACAGGGATGATAGAAAGAGGATTTGGGATGGTCGGTAAGGATGATAACGCATTTACTCTTGCTAGTGGGAAGAAGTCTAAATACTACTTCGATATAAAGGGGGTCATGTTCGATAAATACACTAGATTTGTACTGTTCTCGTTAATAAGGAACGTGATTTTGGAGTTTAAGCCTAATTCCATTGGAGGTCCAGCTGATGCAGCATATATGTTGGTGTTTTCCCAATTACCTACTCAATTGTTCTTAGATGGATTTGTTGTCCGCAATGATAGAAAAGACCACGGTCTTAAGTTGAAAGTGGTGGGAACAGAACCAATAGATGACAAGAGAATACTGATATTGGAAGATGTGATAACGACGGGAGGTTCTCTACTTCCAACATTGGAGTATGTGGACGAGGTTAACCCTTCGGCCGATACTCAAGTCCTTTGTGTGGTCGATAGGATGGCAGACGGTAAATTCGAAGCCGATAAGATATCTGCGTATAGGGAAAGGGGGATGATTCACAGTTTCTTCAAATCCAATGACTTCTGGAGTTGTTCATGAATCCACGTAAAATAAAGGTCCCAGATTTAAGAATACCAAGATTAGACAAGAACACACATTTCATGCTCCTAGCTCATTGGGCTGCCATACAGTCAACATGCGACAGAGGACCGACTCTGTTATTTGATTCGAGTAGACATGGGGTTGGAGCCGCGATAGTCAAGGGCGGGTGTGTCATCGCTACCGGATACAATGGTTCCCCGCCTAAAGTCCCTCATTGCTCAGAAATCGGTCACATGATGGTGTCCGGGCATTGTGTAGGAACGATTCATGCCGAATGCAACGCCATACTACAGTGCGCGATACAGGCTATTAGTCCTGTCGGTTCATCGATATATACTACGGCTAGCCCTTGTTTCGACTGTTCTAAACTCATAATCAGGGCCGGTATCGAGGAAGTATTTTTTTCCAGAGCCTATGATTCAAGATATGACTTATCAGGTTCTGCACAGCAATATCTGCTAGAGCATGGTGTGAGATGTGTTCATTGGGATATCATGGAGAAAAAATGACAGAATTTGTTACCGTCTGCTTTCCGTCCATTGGAAAGCGCAAGGAATATACAGTCAAAACAGAAGTCAGATCCCCGCTAAGATCTATATTAACCGAGATCAGAGTACTTTACCCAAACATAAGAATTGCCGCCAAACGTGATGTTTGGTGGTCGTATATTATTCACGCGGTCGTGTGTCTACTGACTCTGTTCAGGAACAGAAAGTACCTCAGCGACTATACCAGCACATTCAAAAACACGATTCTCTTGTCTGATAAACTAGATGATTATCTACGATCCAAAAGGTACAATCATCATATTTCTGCCTATTTCGTGTTAAAGCATGAAGCGGTACACTTGAAACAATTTCAGAAGCTCGGAACAATCGGAGTGTTCTCAAGATATGTCTGGCCTCCTTTTATCAAGACAAGAAGGGCTTCAGATATAGAACTTCCCGCATACTCTGAGTCTCTAATCAGTAGAATCAAATATTTAGGTAAGGCCCCTTCTAGTATCTACAGAGAATGGTGGATATCAAATTTCACTGGCCCGTCTTATGGGTGGATGTATACGAATAGGAAGACAGTGGAAATGTGGTATGAGGTTTCGTTAAGAGCTGGCTTAGAAATGATAGAGGAGGATAAATGATTAAGGAATACAGTGCTGGGAAAGTCGAAGCGATCCTAAATGTCATCCGAACCAGATTCGATGTCGATGATGAATCCACTCATAGGAACACGATTCTATTCTGCGCCGCTATTCTTCTAAGAGACCAGCTCATACTGGATTTCATAAATGACTCACGCTCAAAGAAAGATATGATATGGCTGTTCAATACCGTATTCGACAAGGATAGGACTAATCCGTGGGTCAGGGCTAACTCAGTCTACAGAATTTCTCATTTTGTGTACGAAGTTGTAGTAAGGTGTATCTTCTCTGGATTTTTTATAGAAGCTAGAGAATTCGACAGAGAGAAGAGATATGCTGAGACGTAACATAATCCTAGTCAATGGGGAGGAAGTAGAAGTATTTGAAGATGAGAATCTGTGTTGCGTCTTTATACCGTTTTATAGACTCCCCTTGATTACGCGTCTTTCTGGCCTAATTGATGTTCTGGAAGTTATTTTTGTTAGGGATTCCAAGACAGTGTTTATGGTCGGTAGATTCAAGGATGTTACTGAGACGATATTCGACGTAAGAGGGCCTTATACGTGCCAGAGGGTAGTAAATTTTACCAAGAATCTTCAACCGATGTGTGTTGAAATGGAAGGAGAAAAAGATGTGGTTTCTGGCAAAGACGATGGGCGGGGATAAGTTCATATGCGAGAACGTAAAATCGAAGATGAATCAACTAGTAGAAGAAGGAAAGGATTGCGGCGCTCCGAAGGAGGAATTCATCAATACCCCAGTGACTCTGCTCAACGTTCTGGAGGTTCAGCATCTTCATATGAATACCCCCGTCGGTATTCAGAGAAGAACCATGTTGACGGGAGCGGACTTTTCAAACAAGTCGATTCCGGAGATGGTCGCGATTCTGAGCCATCTTTATATACCGGACCAAGAGATTGTCGAGAGTCTGATGAAGGAGAGAGAAGAGGCGATAATGCGGGAGATTCAGGAGAGGTCGGGTCTGACAATTCCAAGAGTGGTTCCCCCGACAAACCTAAAAAGGCCTCATTAAAAAAGGGGTTCAATCTCTGCATGAACTGCGGAAATCCTACATCCGGAAGGTACAATTATCAGGGAGTGATTGTCTGTAGTCATTGTTTTTCACTCGCCAAGATGTGCTATGCAAGGGCCGAGAAACAGGTCAAAGATTTACTAACCATGTTCTCGGAGTCCATCAGGGTTCAATTGGCTAGCGGCAGACTAAGAACTACTACTAGCATTCCTGATAAGAAATCCAGTGTCACGGATTTGAAGGATCCCGAGATTTTGAGAAATTTGATAACTAAACTAGTTTCTTCTAAGGAATAGGATAAATGACGGGAGCATTCCCGTCATTTATCCTATCCTTGATTTATTTGAGGATGGCCATGAAAATAAAGTCTCTAGAAATTTATCGTTCAGAGACCATCAGTACCGATCCTGGGGTTATTAAAGAGACCGGGGATTTGGTCGGGCACTCATGTCCAGATTATCCAAATCCGAGGACTAGAAAGATTGTTGTTGGTGAATTTGAGATTGATTGTTATCTCATACCAAAGCTAATACTACACAGGATAGTCACGATTCAGATTCTGAACGGTTCGGCCTTAGGCGGATTCATCAATAACAGCACAGTCATCCTGAACAACTCGGATGTTCTTTTTCCTGTTTATTATGTCATGGGGACAGTAGAAACTTTCAAGGGCTCGAATTCTATAACTAAAGTAGTCGTAGCAAATCCCCCCGAAGGTCTTCAATACAAAAATTTTGCTCTTCGGTTACCAGAGATATATAGGAAATTTGTGGGAGAAATTAGATGAATGACGGGAGACAGAGTATTCCAGAATCTGTAGTATTACCTCCGAAAGAATTTTTGACTATGGACCAGCTGCTTGAATTGTGGGACATAAGAGGAATGAAGTACAGATTCGATGATTTCTATAAATTCTGTACTCAGAGAGGCCTTAATTCTGTTTCTCTTCACAAGCAGAGTTTCAGGAAGAAGATATTCGGAGTCCTTCGCTCATTTCTTGTGGAAGGAGATGTTCGAAGAGACCCCAGGTTTGTAGAACCCAAGAAACCGGAAAAACTTGTATGACCAGATTTAATAAATTAGGGAGAGTTAAAGGTAGAGATAAACAAATTCCTGGGGATGATGTCAAGATTCCCCCGCTGGATGCTAGACCGATGACTGACACAGATGGGCGTCCACTTACAATGAGCGAGCAGGCGGAGGCTCTCAGGGACCCTAGAAATCCTCTATCACCGTTTTACAATCCAAATAGCGCCGGTCCTCAAATGGACCCTCGTAAGTTAAGGCAGCAGAAGGAGGAAGCTCCAAGACCTCCAATGGGGGAGATGCTTCCAAAAGAGGCGCTAAACGACCCAAGATTCATGCACGGTGTCGGCTCAATGTATGCCGCTAACCAACCTCATTTGAAACAAAAGAGGGGTTTAAGTCCTGAGACTGTAGAAGGACTAAAGGCCTTGGAGGAGTTTAATGCTAAGGCAGTCGAGACTCAGGAAAGCAACGTAAAAGATTCCATAGATAAGAAGGTTGAGAATGAAGAACGCGAGAATCTCGATAAGCTTGCCAAAGATTTGGGGATAGACCCAGAATTCTTTGATGAATTAAGAAAAGAAAGAGATTCCCTGGATACTCCAGAGCTCAAGGAAGCCACAGAAGGAAGACTCGAGCCTTTGGATATCATACAGATGATTGAAGAGGGAGAGATAAGACAGGCCGTGCCTGTTGTTGTGGGTAAATTCGTACCAGTATTTAGGTCCCCGTCCCTGGAAGAGAATCTGGAAATCAAGCGCCTGATGTCCAATCACAAGGGGAGTGATGTTTACATGACCGAGGTACTGACCTCGTTCCAACTCACAATCACCTTGTATGCTATAAATGATCAACCACTACCGTCCCATTTAAATAAGGATGGTGGTTTTGACGAAGACAAGTTCTACAAAAAATTTCAAAAAATTTGTAAGTATCCGGTTCAGATGGTTGCGTCTCTGGCGATTAATTCGTCATGGTTTGATAGGAGATGCAGGAAGTTATTTTATGATCTAGGTCCAATAAAAAATGGCTAAAGACTCCGTTAGGATGGGCTAGAGCGAATGTGATATACGACCTACTGGATAGCCCACCTCCAGTAGGTTCCCTGATGGAGTCAGTAATTTTATTGGTATGGCAAATGCGCAGAGATGTGGATTTCTATGCCACTAGGGCCGTTGTTCAGGCTTCCATGGAGTCTGATGGCGAAGCTGTGCAGAATGCATGGAAAGACTACGAAAAGAAATTCTATCCGTATTTAGAGGAACAAAGAAAACTCGCCGATAAAGCGGCCATAGATTTTCTGCAAAGGGAATCTAAGAAAGCGTACGCAGTCAGGCCTGTATCACCATTAATAAAAAGCAGAATCAGGAGGAGGAAAGATGGAGAACGTAACATACGTATGCCCGGGATGCGGAAGCGGGCACCTAGACGTAAGTGATAACGGAGCCCGTTGTCTGGATTGTAATTGGTATGGGACGGAAAAAGGATTAGTCGCCGTTCATGTTCCCAATTTCAACTCCTCCATAATCGTAGAGGGGGTTGATAATCTCTTGAAGGTCGCGGAGGAGATATCCAGATCATATCTCAGTCTATTGGCTCAGCACGCATCGAAGGAGATTGGATTTTGTATGATACGTTCTGGTCTTGTTAGAGCTGATAGGGACGGCAAATTTCTGGCGGCTCTTATCAGAGCTGCTTGTCTCGGAGCTCATAAAGCAACCTTAGAAGAGGTAGAGAGAATAGCTAATGAGTTAGACAAGAAGAGGTCAAAACTTTTGCAATGAGGAGGAGAAATGAGAACTTTTAACGTCATTAACACAATGGACCACTTTCCTGACATAACGAATGATGTTTTGGAGAGTCTGGATGAGACCAGGGATGAGGGAATCAAGGAAGCTAAAGATGCTCTGGACCAGGCGAGATCAAACTATAAGAAAATCTGCGAACACTACGAGAAAATATCCAAGACCCTGACGTATAGGAGGATGAATTCTCCTAAATTTGATGTCAAGCCGTGTGATGACTGTGAGAATAGAATTCTGTGTTCGGACTACGCGTCTATAATTTCCGTGAAGACCCCGGCCGCGGTCATATCTTTGATAAAATCTAATAAGATTCTTGATGTGATAGATTGCAGAAGAGAAGATGACGGTCATATATTCGTCAAGTTAAACGAGCCTCATCCTCCGTGTTTTTCCAAGAAAGCAGTCAATATGTCCAATTTGGATAGGTTTTGTGATGTCGATGAATCCTATCAATTTAGGCACCGGTATGATGGAGGTAGCGTCAAGATCCCCGCATATGGATGCTCTTCAAATTGCAAATGTGGGGGAAAGTGTAAGTGAGTGTAGAGTCGTACGAGACAGAGAATGACCTATGCAATGACTTCATACAGTCTATGGAGTTCTACGGTTGGACGACCTATCCAGAGCAAAATGGGTGGGATATTCTGTTTGTACGAAGAGGAATTCAATTAGGAGTTCAGGCCAAGCTTGTTGGAGGATTTCACGTTCTCCAACAAGCTCTTCCTACACTGGAGGGAAAGGTTGGTCCTCATTACAGGTCCGTTCTTGTTGGGAGATGGAAAACTGATGGTGATAAGAGAATGGTCTCAGATTTTGCAAAACATCTCAGGATTCTAGTGCTAGAGAGCAATAAATCAAAATCGTATAATTTCGGTCCGTACAGCTGGATAGATATGGCTTACCCGTCCAACAAAATGAACTACAGGAGGTCGTTTGGTCGCTCGTATTGGAGGGCCGTTGATTGGAGATTCTATAGAAGAAGGCCTGATTCTTTAGAGTGGCTCCCTCCTTTCGTTCCGAAGTTGCCTGCCGGTGTTCCCGGCCCAACCAATGTCAGTAAGTTTAAGGTCATAATTTGCGAGGCGGAGATACTTTGCGAGTACAGGGGTTGGATTTGTGTATCAGACATCAAGTCTCTCATTAAGAAGTATGAGACGAAGTACAACCCAAGCAGTCTCCTGTCCGGCTACTTTAAATGCACCCATGAAAGAGTTGAGGGGAGGAGAGAGCACAAATGGGTTTCACGTTCTAGAGGAAGACCATCATCTTATTACGGGTATGTGTACAAAGAACTCAAAAAGTTATGTGAAGAAGGCCGTATCCCTTCTTCAAAGTAATCCGATTTTGGACGGAGAGTCTGAATTAGATTACTTTTTTAGGATCCTTAACTTCTGTCCCCGCAAGGTTAGACTTATCCTATCCGAAGTTCTTGCCTCAATCGGTAGAGAAAATCTCTTAAAATTTCACAAAAACTAGCTTTTTGCTGGTATAAGAAGAGGGAAAGTATGGAAAACAAGTTAATAGAAGAGCCGTTCGAGGAAAACATCGTGACATGTTTTCTCGATGAGTCGAGGGAATGTAATTCCACATGTGCGGCTTTTGTCGATAAAGGCCATCCGTGTGTTTTCGTAAAAACAGCCATATCCATGGCAATTAGCATTAGGTCTGTATCAGATAACCTAAAAAAATTGGCGGATATCTTGAAAAATAAGCGCCAGAATACGCAAGATTCCCCGCCCCCAGCTATAGGATAGAAAATGATTCGATTAGTTAGCATGTGTCAGAAGGTAGATTTTTCCTCCCCTAATCTAGACTGTTCGAATGTTGTTGTGGCGGAGAACGACAGCAACGAACGTATCGAGCTGGAAATAACGGAGGATGCCGCCAACAAACTCATGAGGTTTGTAGCCGGTTCAGGAGTTAAAATTTACAGAGAAGTAAGACCGGCCGTTGTTCTGGATCACGTGAAAGTGAATCCAGAAAATTTTGATGCTCAGATTTTCGGAGGAGACTTTAAGGAAGTCTCGAATTTGAAAGAGGAGGTGTATGATGACGACGATGGAGAACAAATGTAAATTATGTTCTCAACTATTAGACGGATGCAGGACCGTTGTCACAAAACGCGGCGACCCGGCCGTGGATATGATAAATGCGTTAGCCCACTCTAGATGTCCGGTATGTAAAAATCAACTAGGACATCTAGAGTGGAAGCACAAGGATGCGATCTCTAAGTGGGTCGCAGACACAATTCGCGAAAAAAAGTCTGACTCTTACGGAGTCGGATTTATCTCGGATATAATAAATACAATCAGGAGAGTAGTCAGGAAGTCCAAGTCCCAGACCGATATATCTGCGGCTATGACTGGGATAAAAGACCTTATTCAGGTCTGTAGAGACCAGTATTTCATCCTTCAGATGAAGAAAGATTCCATGAACGAGGACACGGATGTTATATCGTGTGGAGGATGCAGGTTCGCGGTCTTGGATACGTGGATGAACTGGAGGTGCATGGAGTTGGGAAGAATCAGGATCGATAAATTCGTGGAAGGCAGGTCAGTACCTGCAGGAGGATGTCCTAAATGGCGAAAAAAAGAGATAGCTTAGTCCCCAGACAGTCTGAAATAGATAAAAGGATTCTCATGTTTATGAAAGGTACGCCTATCCTATCTCTCTTAGATGATGAGGACATGGAACTACTGCTTCCGCATCTAAGAGCACTAACATACGAATGTCGGGAATTGATTCCTGTTAATATTGTTAAGCCTAGCAATAAAAAATAAATACGGTTCGGTATAAGAAAGTCGGTGTCACACGAATAACTCAGGAGGAAAGATATGAAAAGTGCTTTGACGTTAATGATACTGCTGCTATCAGCAGTATCATATGCTGGCGACGGTGTCAAGTTCACCGCCAAAGGAACTCTGTGGACAAAAGGAACTCTGTGGACAAAAGAATCTCTGGCGGCCTTAAATAAGGCTACAAAGGCTCTAAACAGTGCCCGTGAACGAATCAGCCGACAAAGGCGGCTGATTAAAGAGTTCCCAGATCATATAGGGAGAATCCGGGACGACCTAGATAAACTGGAAAATCAGATTCTCTCCCTGAGAGGTAATGCGTCTATGACGAAAGACGCGCTGATACTCAGGCTTGATATGGCCCTTTCTAGACTTCGGGGCCTTGAAAGTGAATTAAGTGATCTGAATGCTAAATCAGACAAAACAAATCGAAAAGTATCAGATCTTGAGAGAAGAATAGAAGACTTGGAGGACAAGACATACGGTCTACGACTTTATTTATCGTCCAGTTTCGACTGGGCTGCGACAGAGGATAGTATCTTGTCAGTGCATGTGCTCGGTGCTGAAGCCTACTGGCGCAAAGGTATAGCTGTTCTGACTGCTGGAGTCGGGGCAGGAATAAATGCCGAATCTAGGAATTTTTCGTGGGAGTCTAAGCTGACAGCCGAGTTCTTTGTAATGCGAAGGCTGTTAGTGGGAGGCGTCTTTCTGTACTCCAACGACATGGGAGATATGGAGGGACCGGAGAAGACACTGTATAGGGTTGGAGCAATAGTTAGGCTAGACCTGGACCCTGTTTCGGTTTGGGGGATTTTCGCTCCATCCATATATGGTGAGCGAGAGGAGAAAGAGAAACCTGGTGAACCGGACAAATCCCCGACCCACGGACCTGCAATCGGAGCTCTGATTGGTGTCAGCTTGACAGTGTTCTAGGAGGTCAAAATGAAGATCAAGATCGTAGTTACTGTAATGCTGTGTTGTGGATGCGGATTCGATACAGACGAGCCCGCGGCCGATATTGACATATACCCGCCCGGCCCTACCAAGTACGAGAAAATATATGTCGGTCCGTGTACAATGGGGTTGGTTCCTCATCCAGTGGTGTCAGATGAGTATCGACACTATATTGACGGTCCCGAAGACCTCCACGGATTCATAGTGGAGTATGGCGGGGGGAGGTATAGTAGAGGCTCCAAAGGGTCCTACAATAATCTAGGAGTTGGTGTGCCGTGTGGGGCCTGCTTCAGCCATCTGTCCGGACAGATGGTCGTATATGATGATAAAGTGAACGCCATGCCGTATGGTTGGGGGAACCAGAGACCTCCACTAAACGTCCCATTTGTGGAGGCGATTTATGGAGGGATGAGGTACATTTTTAAGCCAGAGCTCGAATTTGATCCAGATTACGAAGATGAGATGCTTAGATTAGACTTAGATGAATCATGCCAGCTCTTAATAAGGGCTGGCGTAATAAAGGAGACCAGTGAATGAGAAATTTCGGATACGGGATGGCACCGCCAACCAAAGGTGCCAAGAGGGTGAGTCAGCCCCCTGATGACGTAGTTGCTAGGAACTACGTCCTACCAAAATTAAAGGAATCAAGCAACTACAAGACAAGCTCCGGTAGTGCCACCGCCTCCGGAGTCATTATCACTAAAGGCTGATTCCTATCCCCGACCGCGAATCTGCTCCCAACTCACCCTCAGCAGATTCGCGGTTCCTATTTTTTTGGTAGATAGATGTTGTATTCTTGTTAAATTTGTCGGAAAACTAGGAGAAACCGATGATCAAGTCAGTAGAAGGCAACATAGCCACTAGAATAGTTCTCAGCTCTTTGCAAAAGGAAAAGAGGGATTCTGGATCTTTAGAGAAACCAGATAAAAGGATTGGCGTCGCCAACAACATTCTTGATGAGGTTGATGCCCATTTAGGTGTTGTGGAAGGTTTAATCAAGGAGATCGATGACATCATGGCTTCTTTCGATGTCATGGTCAAGGTAGCGGGTCAGCGTAAGGGTTATGTTTCGGAGGCATTAAAGCGAGTCGAGGTATATATAGAGAATGATGTGTCGGCCTTGGAACTAGCTGACAATCTAAGAAGTATGGCTGATGAAATCGAACACTCATATAAGGCCCGTCTCTCTGTGCTACGCGGTGAGCACAAGGAAAAGGAGGAGGAATACGAGAAATTTGTATCTTTTTGTAGAGAGACTAACGCCTTGAGATTGTCTAACTTGAGGAAGCTTAGACATCAGCACGGAAAGAAAGCCAGAGAGTATTTTAAGAAAGTCAGTGTCTTTCTCAACAGAATTAACAAGAGAGGGCTTCAGGAATTTTGTGAGCATAGATTTTGTGAGGCTCAAAAGAGATTCGAGTCAATGAAGCTTTATCTAGAGTCCGTCAGTGCGTCGGTAGAGGACCTGCTCAAATGACAGAAGAGTATAGATTATTTTTCATTAAATTATATCTTCACAGAGAAGGTACTCAATATCACGCCAATGTCAAAGTCTATGTAGAGTCTGATCAGACTCATTGTTCATCAGTTGTAATGCCGATTCAGTATTCTGAATTCGCTGACATCTTAAAAGCTTTCAAGCAATTTGTTGTCAATTTTGGAAATTGCTTGAAGGCCATAAATATAGGCTTTGATATAAAAATTGAGACCGTGAAATTTAATAAGGTGACAAATAAATGGGTCACAGTGCCTCCTGTGTTTGCGTACCCAATAGACGAGGAAAGGTTTGAGGCGTTAATTAATTCTTCCGAGAAAGAGACACACATAACAATCGATTTAAGGAGAGAAAGTGCCGATTCAAACGAAGAGAACAAGAAGAAGTGAGCATAGCCCGCTTACGGTTCAGTCAGTGGTCCCGGTGAAGCTATTACTCACGACATACACTGATGGAGCCGGAAAATCAGAAACTAGGTTATTGATGGAATTCGATAACCATCTTCATTTTCTCCACGAGGAAGGTGTGGAGAGTAAACTTCGTCAACCAGCCGGCTGGTTGAGAAAGGAGGTGATGAGAGTTTTAGAGGATAACAAGAGGAAAGAGAGGGAAGCGTTGGGGGGTTCTGAAACCGATAGACCTATAGGTATGGATTAGATGAAACTTCTAAACGATTGGGTTCTGGTAGAGCTAGAACCAGAAAACGAGTTCTACAGCGGATTGTCTGTCAAGATTTACAAATCTAATCCAGATTCTGATTCTCACGTCTTTCGTTTAGGGAGAGTCCTCCAGGTAGGTCCGGGGAGACGCTGTAAGAACGACGTACGAATCCCTATGTTTGCCCGTGTGGGTTCCCGCGTGATATTCATTAAGTTTATAGCGACCCACACTAAATCAGCTCAATCTCTGAAGCCGCTTTTGCCTGAAAACCAGGCTCTGATAAGAGACTACGACATATTGGCTGAAGTGGATGAGGGATTAAGGATTGAGCATATCAGTCAATAAGGAGGAATTAATGAAGAAGCTTGAATTTAAGTTCAAGGTCGGGGACTGTGTAAAATGGGTGAGCAACCATACGGAGAAAGAGGGGGTTATTCTCTGTCCCATAAAACCAGGGGAAGATCCTGTGAAGAAAGGGGAGAAATTTTCTAAAAAGCATAAGGCCAGGTTCGAATATGGAGGGGGAAGGCCGAGGGAGATGAAATCATATCTCGTGAAAGTGACTAAGAACACACTTTCCGGGAAGGAGAAGAATTATATCTACTGGCCGAGGGTTTCGAAGTTGCAACTGATGCGATAGGCTCTGTCAATGCCGAGGGAATCCCTCGGCATTGTTTTTTCACTGACATCAATTTTTTCTAGAAAATCGATTGGAGAAATACATGAGAGTCATAAACAAAGTTGGGGGAAATGTCGAGATATCTTGGATGTGGCTCCCGGCGTTCATAGGAAATGACATAAGAACTTTAAAAGAGATAGACAAGCAGCTGGAAGAGAATTTTCCTCCTCCTATCGAATCCAGTGAGGAGTTATTAGACAAAATTCATGACTTTGTCATAGATTTTCTGGAAAAGAGATATAAATTAAAGGGATTATCAGCTTATCTTGATGGAATGAGGAGTGTTAGAGATTCGGAGAGCGGGTCTGATTCTCTGAAATTCAGAATCTCTAAGACAGAAAAATACGTGGTTGAGTCAGATAATGTTGTTATATCTGTGGAGTCCAGTCAGGGAATCTATAGGTGCGCTATGTTTTGTAGGGACGGGTTCATGGATTCTACTCCAGTAGGTATCATAAATTCATTTAATCCAGAGTACGAGATATTGAAGGAAGTCGTTTCTGCGATAAAAGCTTTCGAAATACAGGAGAGAAAATATGGATAGTAAAGAGGCCATGGAGATATATAACGACTTAAGGTTGAGAAGCTCTAAATTCCTCTTGGCAAACGGTATGCAGCATTCTCCGTTGATGCCGCACGCTAGACTACGGCCATTTAGTAGATCTAGAAAATCTCACCCAAATGAAGAAATTTTCCCTTCTGAGGGCACAGGCATCCCAAAAGGGATACTCTACCACTTCACTGGCGGTAGAAGCGGGATAAAGTCCCTCAGATGGGGTAACGATGCCAGATGGGGTAATACAGTGAGTTCCTGGCACGCGACGATATTCGACGGACTTTCTGTGGGACTAGTCGCGGACTACTGGGACCGTGTGAGTTCGGACCTCAAGAAAATTTTTCCCGCTCCTGTAATCATAAATGCTGGCTGGTTCATGGGAACATACCACGGCGGTCCGTTAATGAATGCTCATACTCTGGGGTTCGAGGCCGTAAACTCTGGTATGTATGATGCGAACAATATCCATCGTAGAATCAGAGGAAAAGCGCTGGTCCCATACGGCGACTATCTCTGGGAGCCGTACACTGGCAGCCAACTTACCAGTATAGTCAATCTTTCCATATTAGCTAATTCACTATTCAATCTGAACAAGAACTACATCCTTGGCCATCAATGCGTATGTGCGATAAAAAGTGACCCCGGTCCGAGTTTTCCGATTCATTCTATTAGGGATTTTACGATAAACAGTGATGATTTCCTAGAACAGGGTACGTTGCTGTCTCCATGTGATACGAATTCCGAAGACGGAAGTTATATGGATGAGGAAGATGAATGGTTTGAACCGTCAAGGGATTTCAGAGGTGATTATTATGATGCCGTCATTCCGGTATCGCAATCTAGTGCCGATAAAAATTCAAAGTCCGTGTATTACGAGAAAGTTAAGACAGGGCTCATGTATCTAGGATTCTGCGTAAGCGGGAAAGAATCTGACATGGTCCGGAATATCAAATGGTTCCAGTCAAGCACGCATGATTGGAAGACTAGCAAGAAATATAGGCATTATCGGCCTCTGAAAGTTGACGGCATTGCCGGCAGGAGAACTATAGATGCTTTGAATTTGCGATTCAAACAGCTAGGGCTCTCATACAGGAGTGCGCTATGAACGGATTGGGAGAGGAGAAATTTTCTGGATATGTGCTGGAAGAATTTGAATCGTATCTTCCTAAAAAGAGGTCAGACATCCTCGATGCCATAAGTTCGATTCTATCTGAGAAGTACGTACAATCTGTGATAATCGAGATAGGGAAGCCTATTCGATACACGAAGTATGTTAAGGAGAGCGAGGAAACATCGTCCAGAGATAGGGTAACGCGGGGTCCGGACTTGGACCAGGTTGTCCGAAATATCAGATTGGACGAAGTTTCTTTGGACGACGTTTCTTTGGATTCTGATGAAGATTTCAGAGAGAAGTCCCTGAAACTGGCCAAAATCTTTCTCGTACTCGCCACCAAGAACTTATTTCTTACTCATATCGGAACGAGCACGTCCCTAAGTTTCATAGATTGGCTTGGAGGAGGAGCTTTGACCGGAATCCACAGATCCATGTTTGATGGGATTATCAAATTCGGCGGAGCTGTACTAGTGCAGCATGAAGATATCCCAGAGAACGTTGTAGTCTTTTGTGCCGGGAGGAAGATGGGAGGGGAGTTATCGGACGTAACCTATGCATTAAAACTCTCAACGGAGAAGTTCTGTGAATAAGAAACTGATTCACGCTATTCCACCGAATGCCATCCAGCAGATGGAGCAGTGGAAGACCATGCCCAAAATTCGGGATAGTGGGAAACCTGATAGTCTGGAGGATATAGAATCACACGAGTTCTTCATGGACATAAACAAAATCATGGAGAATTTACATAGAATATCCATCGTAATCGTGAACCATGAGAGTAAAACTTTCGAAAGAAAGGAACTGGATGCTGGGGTAGATAGATATTGGGGGAGGCTGTTCATACCGGTTCATGAAATAGATGACCGTAAATGGATGCTTTCATCGAACAAGGTAATGACTGAGTTTACGGAGGGGTTGTTAGATATCGAATCCATTTCCCTGAATTACATAACCAATGAGGAAAAATTGAGAGTGCCGACTCATTGGGTGGTGACTGTTAAGGAGTAAACATGGATTTGCCGATGAATTGCCTGCATCCGATTCAAGTTAGGAAGGTCATTAGACAGACCGACAAAGCTATTCTGGTTAAAATAGGTAGGCGGGAGGAACGTTGGATCCCTCAGAGCGTCATCGATGATAAATCTGAGGTCTGGAAGAAGGGACAGTCCGGAGAGCTCCTCATATGTTTTGAATTTGCAGAAAGAAATGGATTAGTGAGGTGATTAATGAATCCGTTGAATACATACGACAAGAGATTGGCTGTGTGGTCCGTCATGGACCAGGACAATGACATTTTTCAGATGGTGGCGTGGTTTTTCAAGTCCATTCCATACGATGACAGCGTCCATCCGTTTATGGAGCACAGACAAGTCTGTGCTTTTAGGTCAGATATTGCTCCGTATACCCCCATTTCTAGGGAATGCATGCTCAATCTGCAAAACAAATACGGAAACATGTTTAATTGGGCTCACAGCCCAACTTCTGCAATGTATAGAAGGGCCGCTTATAGACCAGATGCTTGGAAAGTGTTTCGTGAGTACCTTGAAAAGACATGGGGGAACTATCTTCCGAAAGACTTAGTTCCTGTCAGCACTAACCTCCTCGTTAGTGACTATCTTCTCTATAAAGGCCTGTTTAACTTGTACAAGGATTTTACGAACGCCGCACATGACGAGAAATTACTTTCCAGGTACGATTTTGTGTTCACTCCTCCGAAACTTCCAGCTTGTTATGCGGGAGTGGGAAAATGATGAACGATTCATCTGATTTCAATTTGTTTGTAGAAGGGCCTCACGAGCACGTCCATCGTGAATTAACGGAGAGAGGTTCAATTACTAAAGGGACGAACAAGTCCGTAATAGGAAACCCTGAGTTTGCTGAGATCTTGCAACGGGTGGACTGGTATTTGGAGGCTGTCAATGGATTAATCAGGCTAAGGGATCCTCATTCTATGGACTTGTCCACTGACCGAGGAAAATTGGATTTTATCAATGCGTTGGATAGAAGAATAGCCGGAATGGTGCGAAAAATTGCGAGGATAGGGGATTCCATAAAAGATTTTGATGATAAGAATGGTATCGAGGAAATGAGGATGTTCAGCAGAGAGAGAATTCTTCTAGAGGAGTATAAGCGGGGATTTGAGTGTGGACGCGTAGTTAGTGCCAGACGAAGAACTAGGGTCTTGAAAAGGTGGATATCTAAAGACGGCTCTGGAATCGAGATAATAGGGGATGTAAGTAGGCCCTTTATATGGAAAAAAGTCGTTCCTGGACAGCTGGTATCTCTGGGATCCAAAATAGTGTATCTTGATTCCAAAAAGAGGCTGAACTGTTTCTCCTATAACGAGAAAGCCGAGGGCTGTCATGTAATCACTGTAGGCAGTACTGGGTTGGTAGGATTTATCCAAAAGACTGGAGTCGAGCTTGTGTGTCGTCAGTTAATTGGGGATAAGTTTCTTCACATTCTTCATGCGAATGAGGGAGGTGTCATATCTGTCAGTGGAAGATATTTCATCTTGTTTAGTGGAGAACTTTTTCCTATTCCTACGTCTATTCTACTGAGAGACGGCATCATCAAATCTGATTCTTTTGAGGAGAGTCCGAATCAGTAATCAGATATCGAGGAACGGTTATGAGTGTCATACAACCAAAAGAAGAAGTCTGTAAGTGCGAGGACAGTCAGTTTCTTGTTATCGAAAAGCACGGTGCCTACGACTACCACCGGTGTCTAACATGCAAAAATGTTATAAAGGTAGTGGACACTATGAAGGAGAAAAGAGGTGGACGAACTAGAAAAAAGAGTAAAAGAGTTCCTCCAAAAATTCATGAGCAGTAGAAGACAAAATTTTGGGATACATGGATGGATTACTCTAGATACTGTTAAGAGAGTAGGAGCAGAGTTCATAATAAACAAAGCTGTTCCTGCCTTATCCAATAAACAAGAAATTCTGGACAAACTCAACTCCACCATCAGATCTCTCATAAAATCAGGGAAGCTGTCGTATAGAGAAGAAGTGTTATTCACTGGCGGTGAGTTATTTGAGGAGGAAGAGAATGGATAAGCTTTGTCCTTTATGTAAGAGTCCTGGGACGGACTTGATCTTCAAGTTCTATTGCTCAAATTCCGAATGTAAGAATTTCAATAAATCGGAGGAACCGTTCTCCAGGAATCCCATTAATAAGGATATAGAGGATGATTTTCGTGTAGTATCCTCGGACATAAGAGAGCGCGTGGATATGTCCGAATCTTACCAATATATTATCGACGTGCTGTCAAAGTCGGTGTCCGTGAACCCTATTCTACCTGATGTGGATTGGACGGAAATAGGAAAGAAATGGGGTGAGATATTCAAGGAGGTTTTGAAAGATAAAAATGAGTAACGAGGATGAGATTGTGCAAGTTCTGTGTCAGGAGAACAAGATAAGTCTAGATTCTATAAGACGCGGTCTTGAGTCTTCTCTAAAATTTCATTGGATTGGGTTTCCCTGGCAGAAGGAAGTCGTAGACGTAATTTCTGAAATCGTGTACGAACATTTCCTGGAATTTGGCAGGAACAAGACCATATCAGCCTTAGAACGTTCATTTGAACACAAGCCGCTGTGGTTGTTCGGGTCTGAGGCGAAGAATACTGAATTCGGGAAGATGCCTGTTTGGTCTAGTGAATTTGACCGCGAATCTTTCAAGAAACTAGTGAGGGCGGAGCTATATGGACATAAAAATAGAGATGAATGTCGTTTACTCGGAAGAAGAAGTAAAGGGCCTGCCAAAGAACTTAATCCAGCAACTAGTGGCCGAGAATTCTCTGAGAACTGTGATAAAGATTCTCAGAGAAAAATATGATCTGAGCTTAGATTATCTTATTCAGTCTTTTGAAGGTGCTGTGGCTGATTTGGAAAAAATCAGCCACAAGAAGATGAATTGGGATTTTGAGTATATCTCAAACAAATACCGGAGGAGGTGATTATGTCCGAATTTTTGAAAAAGTACTGGGTTATGTCATTATTGGCTTTCATCATTCTCTCTGTGGCCGCATCTTCCATAATATGCGCAGTTGCCAGGGGGGAAGGCGATAACGGGTTTATGCGTGTGGACTCAAAGCCCGTGGTGTGGAAAGGGACGGACCTTCCGATTTCCTGTTTCTACAGCGATGTTCTTCACTCTCATTTCCATTATATGAATGACGCCATTCAAAGAATAAACTCTTCCACGAATAAAATAGTGTTCTTGAGCTGCTATCCGTGGTCTATGAAGACCGAATACTCCAACTCCAGGAAGAAGGTCGTAAAGGGGATTGTTTTAGTCACAAGCTCTGTAGAGGATGTAGAGGGGGAAGAATCTGTAGTGGTTACTACGAACAAATCAGTACCTATATTTTCTAGTGTCTATCACAAAAACGGAAACATTTACGGGGTGCGTGTATCTGCAGATCCTGACTACAAACCGTGGAAGGAGTCCGTCAGAGTAAAGATCATGACCAATCTATATCTTAGAGCCTTTTTAAATGCTTTGGGTCTGGACAATGACAGGGTCAAAAAATCTATCATGTATCCGACTGGGGATGCTGGCACCATTCTTCTACAAAAGATTACAGACAGGGACATGAAGCTTTTAAAATCTGTATATTCCGGTCCAAAATAACTACAGAATCAGTACAATTGGCCTGCAATCAGGCCAATTGTACTAGATATACGTCAAAATCTGTGCTTATCTACTAATTTAGAAGATGGAGGCAATATTGGAAGAGATTATCAACGCAATAAATGGCACCAAATACGGGGAAGTGGTCAAAGTCACCGAGTCTGAGGAATCTTTTAGGGTTGTCCACAGGGTATATCCCGACAAGAAACCGCGGTGGAGAGAGGTTTTGGGAAGGATTATCTTAGGGGATAGGAAGTGGCAATTTCATTCTGGAATCTTTTATTTCGCTGATAATGGGGTCGTGAAGTATGCATGGGAGATGATTGTAAGATATTGCGGGGAAGACCCCAAATCGGTTAAATCGGAAATCGTCCGATTGATTAAGAACATTCCTACGACCGGTGTGGCAGACCATGCGAAGGGTTCCCTCCTTGAAGAATATCCCCTAATCGGAGCCGATGAAAACAGGAATAAGCCTGAAGGTCCCATAAACCCAAAAGCTCCTCATAAAATGAAGGGAGCTCATCTTGTTAGAGGAGCTACTAGATGACCAGAAGCTACAACGTGATCAGCGATATCCATGCTAGAAGAGAACTTGAGTTCGGCCCTGAACATGAGATACAGAATCAGATCGAGATGGCTAGGAGGGAGATGGAGGGAAGGAAAGTAGAGCCTCTCGATTCAAGAGAAATGGAGGCCGTGAACAAGAGGATAGAGATTCTCAAGAAGCTACTTCACAGGGACCTAAGAGCGAAGTTCAAGATAGAGGTTCATTTTGATAAACACAGAACGACTGTCGTGAAACCTTTTTGCGGAGCGATTAGTGTATGGCTGTCAGGGACCATGTTTAATGGAGGAGGAGACCAAAAGCTGTACGAGTGCCCTAATCCAGAATGCGGGGCGTTGATTTATCCGTACCAGATAAGCCAGCAAAATGTTGTGGAGAATGGGTTTGAGGAGTTTAAATCAATCAGTTACTGTTCGAAATGTGGAAGGGTATGGGATTCAGAAAAAACTATTGGAGAGAGGTTGCTTAAATTAACCCACCAGAATTGGGTGGAGGCGATTATACGGGTGATGTTGAAGTTAGATATGGATGCCGACATCTATCTCAAGTTCCACACCGAAGACATTAGATACAGGACCATGATGGAGATGGCCCGAGACAGGGGAGGAGAGGAAATTGCCAGGGTTAGGAAAAGCAGAGCTTTGCATATCTACCCACTTAAAAATATCATTCAGGACACTAAGAACGGCGCGTCTCTGGAAAGCAGAATCAAGGCTTTTATAAGTGCTTAGATGAGAGTAAAGGAAATTATCCAAACTGTTAAGGAGGGAGAGTACAGGAAGGCTGTATATTCTACTGTCATCGACTTCCTAAAAAGGTTTGTTAGTACAGACACGTTCAAACCAGAACAAGGAATACAAGCTCCGCACATCTGCGGGGAGCTCATAGTCCCTGAATCATACATCGAGGACGTGATTGCGGAGCTGGAAAAAAAGATAAACGGAATAGACTCTGAGGTCTCAGAGCTCACTGGATTAGAAGTAGGTAAGGAGAAAAATGTCAAAAGCAAAAAGAAAGCCGCGAGGAAGAACAAGACCTCTAACCGCAAGACAGTCCGTTCGAAGTCAAAACGAGGCCCTGTTTAAGCAATTCTCGGATATTATAAAACAGATGAACGAGAATCTGAGAAAGTTCGAGAAGAAGGTTATCGAATCGAACAAGGCCTTGTGGAATAACCAATCCAAAATGAATAGCGGATTAAGGGCTTTCGAACATCATGTGATGATTATAAGAAGAGTCTTGAACGATCTCTGCTGCGACAAGACCGAGGGTACTACAAAAACTAGGATTTTGACTTCCTCAGATCTTGAGACCCCGTTACCAGATGACAACAGAAATGTTTGCCTTAATTGGGATTGGTACACGGATCAAATCTATTTTGCCAAGGACCATAACGCTTTTATGTGCGGTCAAACAATTCCTGATGAGGAGTTGAAAGAGCTTCTTGATAGGGAAGTAATGAAATACTGGGTATCTGTGTGGGTACCTTTTCTCAATGAGCTACGGGAGAAGACTGACTCGGAGACAATGTCTAGGTATCTGGCCTCGGAGACAGACGAACAGTTTGATGAGCTTTTTGGATACGCCATAGGTTTGCTAAGTGAGAAGCGGAGGGTAACTGACGAGGATAAGGGATTCCTGAGGAAGTATCTTCCTTCGGCATTGAATACCGTCAGGGATATGATCGCGAAGGAAAAGAAAGCTGAAGAGGAAAAGAAGGCCGAGGAAGAAAGAAAAAAGGCTGAGCAAAAGGAATTGGAGGAGAGTGAGCGTGTACATGTGGAGAATCCAGAACAGGACCTGTCCAGTCAAATCATAGCTCTTCTGCAGGCCGGGAAAGATAAAGAGGCTAGAGAACTAATTGTTCAGCAGGAACAATCCAACAAATACGAGAGGGCGGAATTCAAGGTTCCAGAGGGAGCGACAGTGTTTGGAGGCGGTAATGGGTAAGAAAGTGACTAAAAGACAGCATCCTGCTGGGCCGGCCAAGATAAGATGTTCTGGTTGTAAGCTGGGAGTGGCTGTTCTCACCCAAACCGCAGAAGGAAAATTCTACATCTGCAACAGATGCGGTAAAAAGTACTCAGTGTCTTCCTTCTAAGAAATCACAAAAAGGAGAATATTTTGGATCAGACAGAGAAAAATGTCATGAATACGTTTATACTTCATCATAACGATTGGGATGGGTATGTATCGGCGTGGATCCTTAATAAAGAAATAGACAGTATTTTTGAGGATAAAGTAACAGGCGATATCTTCAAAGACGCTGCCGGACCCCACAAGATCTGGTCATTTCCAGTGAAATACGGTGATCACATCACGAAAATTGAGGAGTTGAATGATCGGCCAGATGCTCTGGTCTACATCCTGGACTTCTCTTTCCCTTCAGACGAATTGTTCGAATTCGCGAAGAATAGGAGTGGGCTGGTAATTCTTCTGGACCATCATGTTAGTGCACGAGATAAATACTCTACCTATCTTCAGGAATTGGGGAAAGGTTTTAATATTTTTAATAGGACAGTGGAGATGGGGTTGAGATCGTACTGTACATATACGGACCTCAATTGCAGAATCATATTCGAAGACGGCGTACCTGGATGTATAATGACTGCGGACTATCTGAACGGATTCCACCTGTCGTCAGGTCCTCCAGCAATCCCAACGTATTTGGCTGAGTACGTTGCAGAGCACGATCTGTATAAATTTGATCTCCCGCACTCAAAATCCATTAGGTCTGCATTCAGGAAATATCAATTATCCTTAGAATCGTGTGAGATCATGAATAATAGACTAGAGACTGAGTTCGGTGACGTAGTTCGTGAGGGAAAAGCTATCCGCGACTACATGGAGAGACTCAAGAAATCTGCCATAAGACGGGCTGAAGAAGTTACGATGAACGGTCTAACAGGTCTGATGACAGCGAACGTCCCAAACCAGGCATCGGATATAGCTCATCAGCTTGCTGTGGATTCTAAGGACGGTCTCGGGGTGTGTTGGTACAAGGAAAGAGGTAAAGATAGGGTCTGGCACTATGAGCTGAGGTCGGACGGAAGATTAAATGTGTCGAAGATAGCGAAGCTGTACGGAGGAGGAGGTCATGTCCGCGCTGCTGGATTTACTAGTGAAAGACCTCCTACTTCATTCATACCCAAACAAAAATAGTCCTAATTTCAGTATAAGATAGATGAATTCCTGAGTAACTTATTACTCAGGAATTCTTTTTTTCTAGAACAGGAGCGAAGAATGGAAGATAAAATGGACGAACTTTTGTTATTCATGAACACCGGCCCTAAGGCTAGGAAGGAAGTAATAGACAGCGTAGGGGGTAGGATAGCAGAGATTGACTCTCTCTTGAGAGAGGCGAAGAAGTCTGGTTTGATAAAAGAGTCTGGAATGACGAAAGTACTCCCAGGCTCTGGAAAAGCTGTCAATACTTACGTTCTCACGGCTGATGGTGAGTCCAGAAACAGGAAAAGGAGAAGATGATGGAAGTATCTGAAATACTGGCTCTGGTATTTGGGGGGATAGGGTTAGCGACAACTATCGTTATCTTGACCGTTCATCTGGTGATTAAAAGGCAGTTGAACGCGGACAAGAAGAAGAACTTTCAGTGGGACCTTATATTAAATGTCGGTTTCGGGTATGTGAAGGTGAAATTGTCAAAACTGGTATTCCCGATTTTATCCGAAGCGCTTTTCGTTGAGATTGTGGATAGGACCGTCTCTTTCTGGTCCCAGGAGCTTGGTATTCCCGAGGTGGTGCTTAGACGAAGACTTACGGCTTTAAGGATATTCTTTTACGATACAGAATATGTTCTAGCCGTCGGCTTAAAGAATTGCGGGGATTATTGGCCGAATCAACATGCGATAAGAATAGCTTCTCTGATTAAGGGCACTAGACAGACCAGTATCTTGAGGATAATCGGGCTGGTCGTTCATGAGCTCAGTCATGCCCTCACCTACGGATACATAGAGTCAGCCAAACAGGACAGTGAGTTCGAGAGGCGTGGATTGGAGAGGGTAGTCAATGATTTGGTATAAGATGACTACGTTTAATGATGATATAGAGCTTCTCGAAGTCGTGAAAGAGACTCCGCATACAGTCACTGCCAAATTTGGTGGGGTAGCTCCGAAAAGGGTTCAAAAAGAGGGTGGATATTACTTTTTTGGAAGAACTAAGAAAGAGGTTTTGGAGAAGAAGTTGAAGAGAATGAGATCTAAGGCCTCGACTCTTCATTTTCAGATTTCATCTGAGGAGATGGACCTAGCCAGACAAATAGATTTGATTAATGCTTTTCGCGAAAAATTCGAGGAGTATCTTATGTTAAAACCAGGAACCAAAGTTAGAATAAGGAAGAACGATGAGTACAAGGACGTGTTACTTAGAACCCGTGTTTTGTCGGTGTTGGCGAAGAATTCTGATAGTTCGAGGTTGGATTTTGATCCAACATTGTACATACCAGATGAATCGATATACGGGAAGCAGGCCACGATAAAGGTAATGGACTCAAGAAAGAACCTATACGTTGTTGAGCTAGAGGATAAGTCACGGGTCAACATCCTTCCGGAATTCTTGGAGGAGGTGTATGAACTATGAATGAGGTCACGGACGTCCGTTTTCATCCTCCAATTTTTATGTCTTCAGATGTCGGTCGCATCCTAGAACTTAATAACGCTTGTTTCATACCTAAAAAATGGTTTGTTCCTATCCATAATCTTAAGTATTTGGATTCGTATCAAGTACTTAAGAATCTGATTCGAACTACCCGCTTATTCACCTACAAACTAGTTTATTTGCATTGTAAGGATAAGATGGTGCTTCGGTTTATCGTTGAATTATGTATAAACGCAGAAATAGGATTTACTAAGATCGAGCAGGCAATATACTCGTTCATAAGCAGAAAATGTTATGAGCCATCTGAGACCACCTCTTATAAGATAAAAAAGGTCAAACCTGATGGAGGACTTAAGGTAGAAAGATTATGAAAGCAGTTGCTATTACGTCAATTATTATTGTGATACTCATATTAATCGGTTTTTGTGTACGCGCTAGAATTGTGGAGAATGAGAGAATAACAGAATGTTGTAGACTAGAGTGTGGGAGAGTGATTCAAGACCTTGTTGGGGTTAGATATAGGCATAAGGATTATTATTCTACTGCTGGGGATAAGATAGTTACTTGCTATTGCTTATTAGATACCGGTCCGCCGATTGTGGTAAGATTCAATGACAGCGGGTCCCCGACCTGTGTGGGAGGAGAGAATGAGTTTGATGAAGCATTTAACAACAGATCAGCTAGTTTCTATTTCTGAAACCTGTAAGACCAATCCGAATAGGGGGATGAT